TATTGATACTTCAATTCGTTTGAATTACGTTCAGAGGGTCAGCACGCAATGACGCGCTGATCCCCGCCGCAGGGAATGCGGTCTCCAGCAGAAGCAAGCGGCCGGGGCGACGATCGTCCCCCGATACCCCGATCGCCCCGGTCGGCTTCTTGGAGGATGCGATGTCCCCCACTCCCGCGAGTGACGTGATCATCAAGCGGATCGACGCCTTCGTCCGCGACGCCCGTGCGGTGCCGCTGGGCACCACGATGACGGTGCGGCTCTGTACGCAGGTTGAAGGTGACGCCCGCCCCTGGATCGTCGCGGAGGCGGTCTGGCAAGCGAACAAGGACGCGATGTCCGGGCCGGAGATCCGCCACGAGGCGCAGAGCTTCATCGACTGCTTCGCCATCGACCTGGGCATGGCGCCGTACTGCGACACCATGGTCGAGACCGACGCCCGCCACCCCCGGCACTACGCGATGAAAGCCCGCGTCTTCGGGCCGGTACCGCTCCATGCCCCGGTGTTCGCCGGACTGCTGGAGGCGGCGGAATGAGCCGTAACCCTATGGCCTCGGCCGAGTTTCACCGGACGCGCCAGAAGCGCGCGGAGGAACTGTGCGACGTACTTCTTCGGGCGATCGAAGAGATCAGCAAGCTGTCGAGATCCCACGCCGCGAGCGGAATAGCCGATGCGGCGCTGCACAGATACGACGAGATCAGCGCGCGCCACTTTCAGGAGGACGCCAGAGCGGAGGCGGAGTTTCAGGCCGGCCAAGCGGCTGACGCGCGCCGAGAAGAACGCGCCCTTGTCGAGGGCTTGTCATGACCCGCAAAGCCCTCGCCGGCTGGATTTCCGTCGCCTTCACGCTGGGCGCCCCGCAGGTGGCTGTCGCTGTGATCGTGTTCACCGCCCTCTGGTTCGGAGTCCGATGATGACCCTTCGCGACAAGGTAATCGGCGTCATGGTTTTCGGTGCGGTCGGGTTCGGCCTCGGCGTGATGATCATGCTTGCCATTGCAGGAACGCCGGCATGAGCCCCCTGCCCGTCATCAACCGCCCCGAGCCCGGCTTCTACTGGACCCGGCTTGTGCGCGGCGGCCCCAGGGTTCCGGCCCGCATCTGGCGTCCCTGCTGCTGCACCGTCAACGGCGGCGACGATCAGGCGGAGCACGACTGGATTGAGACCTGTGACCGGTTCCCGCGGATGCGCTGCACCGTCGCCGGCTTTGAACGCGACCCGGTCGAGGAATGGCCCTCGCTCGCCGGCCGCACCATCCCGGAATCCGAGTTCCGGTACATGACCGACGCCATGGAGTGGGACCGGCAGAACGCCCCGTCGGCCCCGCTCGCCAACCCCCGCAAGCCCATCTCGCTCGGCGACATGCCGAGCCTGTTCTGAGGAGGACAGCATGAACGAAATGAGCCCCGCCCCCGCCGGCCACAATTCCGGCTACGTCCCGACGCCGGAGGAGATCCGCGAAGTTCTCCAGGCCGACCACGAAACGCTCATCGCCCGGGCGAACGATCTGCTGGCGGGCTTCGAGCGCGCGCCGGCCACGGTCGAGGACGAGGATACCGCCGGCCGGGTCAGCGACTTCGTCAAGCAGATCAGCGCCGCGATCAAGAACGTCGACACCGCCCGCACGTCGACCAAGGAGCCTTACCTTGCCGGCGGCCGGGCCGTCGACGGGTTCTTCAACCCGCTGAAGGACAAGCTGAACGCGGCGAAGAAGGGTCTTGCCGACCGTGTCGGCGAGTACCAGCGCCGCAAGGCCGCCGAGGAGCGGGCCGCCCGTGAGAAGGCAGAGCGGGAAGCGCGGGAGGCTGAGGAAGCCGCCCGGAAGGCCGCCGAGGAAGCGGAGCGCGCGGCACAGACCGACGACGACCTCAATGCGGCGATCGCCGCCGAGGAAGCGGCCAAGGCCGCCGCCGCCCAGGCCGAAGCCGCGAAGAAGGCGGCGAGCGCCAACGCGGCGGACCTGTCCCGGTCCCGCGGCGAGTATGGCGCCGTCGCCAGCCTGCGCACGGTGTGGGCCGGCGAACTCGTGGACCGCACCAGCCTCGACCTGGAGGCGCTGCGCGACCACCTGCCGGAAGCCGCCCTCGAGCAGGCGATCCGATCCTACGTCAAGGCCGGCGGCCGGACCCTGCGCGGCGCCCGCATCTTCGAGAAGCAGGACACGGTGATCCGGTGATGGCGGCGCGGGCCAACAAGTTCCGGCCGGGTCGGAGGATCCGCAGCATGAACGACCTGGCCCGCCAGATCGACGCGGGCCGGTGGCTCTACTTCGCCAGCAGGCCGGTCCACCCGGGCTTCATCGTTTCGATGCCGTTCCGGGTTCTTCACCGGCGCCTCAACCTAATCCGGCTTGCCGAGCCGAACCAGGAGCAGAAATCATGAACCAGAACGCCATCGCTCACGTCGACCGGGAGGAGGCCAATCACGCCCTCTCGCTCGCCAAGGGCACCAGTATCGCCGCATTCGTCCCCACCGACTTCTCCGGCCTGCTGACCGTCGCTGATTTGATGTCGCGCTCCGGCCCGGCCATCGCCAAGCACTGCCGGAACAACCCCGGCATCTGCCTGTCCATCGCCATGACCGCATATCAGAACGGGTTCAACCCGTGGCTCCTGGCGAACGACAGCTACGTGGTCAACGACCAGGTCGCCTATGGCGGCAAGTCGATCATCGCCATGGTCAACAACTCGCCGAAGCTGCAGGGCCGGCTGCGGTACACGTTCTCCGGCGACTGGCCGAACCGCCGCTTGCGCGTGGTCGGGCGCATCAAGGGAGAGCCCGAGGAACTGGACGTCGAGGTGAAGGCCGAGACGATCACTACGCGCAACTCGCCGAACTGGAAGCAGCAGCCAGATCAGCAACTCCGCTACTACGCCGGCCGGATGTGGGCGCGGGCGCACATGCCCGAGGTCACGCTTGGCCTGCTCGACCGCGACGAGGCCATGGAAAACCTGGAGGAAGGGCCGGACGGCACCTATGCGCCGGCGACCGCCCGACCGACGCGGGCCGATTACGTCGCCACTGCGGAAGCCGCCGCGGATCCCGATCCGGAGCCGGAAGCCACCTTCGCGTTCATCGACGAGGTTGGCGAGATCCTGTCCGATGACATGACGGCCCTGGATTGGGTCGGCCGGTACAGCGACCACTTGGCTCGCCTCAAGGACGCCAAGGCGATCGAGACTTTCATCGAGAACAACGAGGACACCGCCGAGGCGATCATCGCCGAGGGGCGCGTCGGAGACGCGGTCGACGTCATCACCGACGCGAACAAGGAATCCCGCGCCCGGGTCTCCGCGCCGGCGCCGACGAACAGCCTCGCCGTCCGCGGCAAGGGTCCGGCGGATTGGGTCGACAACTTCATCGCCGCGGTCGACATGGAGCCGGACGTCACGTCCCTCGCTAATCGCCAGCAGGCCAACCAGGATACGCTCGACCGCCTGAAGGGCGACGACGAACGGCTCTGGAACAAGGCTATGGCAGCCGTGCGTGAGCGGGCCGAGGCGCTGACCACGGACGACACGGCGGCCGGCCAGGGCGAGGACGACGACTCCGCTCCGCTCTACGAGGACGGCGACCCTGGCCCCGGCGCCGAGGACGGCCCGTCGCCCTGGCTGGTGCCGTACAACGAGCAACTGGCCGCCGGGAAGCTCCTGCCGTACCTGACGCAGGCGAAGAAGAAGGCCGAGCAGTGCAAGAGCCCGGCCGACTGGAGGGCGTTCGCCGCGGCCAACCGGCCGAACCTCGAACACGCGCACCAGCAGAAGAACCTGGCCGACGCGGGCAAGATCCTCGCGCAGATCGATGAGGCGCTGTCATGAGCGCCCCCAGCGTTGAGCAGGCGGCCACCACACCCTTCCCGCCGAAGGACTACGCCCCCAACGAGTGCCCGCGCTGCGGTGCGTCCCTGAGCCGGGGATGCGCGCACATGGTCAAGGTCCGGGCGATGCCTCGGGCTGGGTTGGGAGAAAGCCGATGACGATCAGGATCGGAGAGACGCATGTGTTGCTGGCCGGGGGTGCCGGGCCATCGGGAAAACCGATGTTTGTCGTCCCCGGCGACGCCAAGGCCACCGAAGCGGTCAAGCGGCTGGTGGAGGCAATGAAGGAGATCGAAACCGCTGCGGAGTTCTTCGTGCAGCACGGCATTTCTTCGGATGCGCTGCGCGGTGGTCACTTTCAGACCTTGGACAAGGCCCGCGCCGCCCTCGCCCCCTTCACGGACACCGACGCGTCGCTTGTAGACAGCGGCCTGCGCTCGTGCGCCACACCTGAAAATGAGGAGACGGGGACATGAGCGCATATGAGACAGAAAAGGCCAAGCAAATATGGCGGTCGGTCATCTGCAACCGAGCCTGCGCCGGCATCCCCACCGAGGCCCTAGAGGCTGGGGTGGTGGAGAAGATGGTGGAGGCGCTGGAGGGCATGTGCTGGGCACTGGATGAACTGGCCAACAATCTCGGGCCTGGAGAAGAGATGTATGAAGTGCGGGAAAGAGCCCGCGCTGTCCTCCGTCAGATCAAGGGAGACGACCATGGCTGATATCGTGGAGAGGCTGAATCGAGTCATTGGCGATGACGGAGCGAAGCGCGTCCTAGTCGCGACCGATGATCTGCGCGAAGCCATCACCACCATCGCCACCCTCACCCGCCGGGTAGAGGAGCAGAGCAAGCTGATAGGCGACCTGCGAACCGCATTGATCAACATGGTGGACGACGGCGACCGGACCGACAAAGCGGCGGCTGTTGAATTGATCCGCGTCACCGCCCCCACCCCTCCCCAAGGAGACGACCATGGATGACCTGAGAGAGAAGGTGGCGCGCGAGTTCCTGTCCAAATCTGGAATTGATCTTGATTGGGCGCCACTGGCCGGAGGTAAGCGCGCCACCGATTTAGCGGCAGATGCCTTTGACGACTGGCTCGCCGCCATCCACGCCGCTGGCCACCGCATCGTGCCGGTGGAGCCTGCGGAGGAGGAGGCTCTCGCGGGTGTCAGCCCTGACCTATTGCGGGTGGTTCAGAGGTTCGTCGCTCACTATCCGGTCGGCATCAACCCGTTTCTGGACGAAGCGTATCAGCAAGGCCGCAAGGCGCTCACCGCCTACGGGCAGGGGGAGTAGGCACCCATGCCCGCCTCGCTGGAATCCCTCTCAAGACTGCCGGATTGGCCGCTGCTGCTTTCTGACGAGCAAGCCGCCGCCTATCTTGGCGTGTCCCGTGAGACGTTCCGCAAGGCGGTAGACGATGGAGACTTCCCGCGCCCCGTGCGCTCCCTGGGCAAGCGCGTCCTCTGGTATCGCCCCGGCCTGGACCGTGCCGCCGCCGCCCTTGCTGGTGAGCGCGTCGCGGCGAATGATAAGCCTGAACCGATCGATCAGGCGGAGTTCGACGCATGGCAACCGTGATCATCCAGGGCAAGCGGATCAAGGTTCCGTACATGGACCGGCGCGGCGATGCCTACTACTGGCAGCCGAAAGCCGAGATGCGGGCCGCTGGCTTCCGCCCCGAGGCGCTGGGCAAAGATCCGATCCGCGCCGCCGCCCGTGCGCAAGTTCTCAACGACGAATGGCGGGCCATCAAGAATTCCGGCGTCGGTGCCGTTGGCTTCCCGACCAACTCGTTCGGCTGGCTCTGCGACCAATACCAGCGATCCGGCTGGTACAAGGACCTGGCACCGCGCACCCGCGAGACATACGACATGGGACTTCGCGCCCTCACCGCCAGCCCACTGGCAAAGCGCAAGGTGGTGGAAATCACCCGGGGCGATATCCGGCGCACCATGGATCGCGTGCGAGAGACCAAGTCCGAGGAATACCTCCGCAAGATCGTCAAGGTGCTCCGCCGCGTTCTGGCCTACGGCGTCGAGTTGGAGCTGATCACCGTGAACCCCGCCGCCAAGCTGGGCATCAAGGCGAACAAGCCCCGCCGCCAGCGGTGGAAGCCAGAGCACGTCAGCGCGTTTGTCAGTGCCGCCATTGAGGGCGGTTTCCCCGGCTGGGCGCTCGCCGTGATGCTGGCCTACGACACGACCCAACGGCTGGGGGATATCCTCAAGATCCAACACGGCCACTTCGACGGCGAAGGCGTGACGGTCACGCAAGGCAAAACCGACAAGACAACGTGGTGCCCTCTAGTTCCAGAAACCATTGAATTATATACACGCATCGAACGCCGATCAATAACAATGGTGTACGGAATCAATGGAAGGCCGATCACAAATCGGGTATACTTCAATCGTGTCTTTCGGAAGATTGCGGAGGCGATTGACCTTCCGCCAGACTTACAGTTTCGTGACTTGCGCCGGACTGGAATATCCGAAGTTCTAGCCGGTGGAGGACGCGGCGAGCCGATCAGCGGACACGCTCAGGGCTCGCTGGCAATCAGGGTTTACGAGGTAGCTGACAAAGAGGCGGCGCGGTCGAGCATGGCGGCGCGGCGGAAAGGACGGGACGGATGAGCGACAGCATCACGTATGACGACATCCTGCGGCTTGCACGGAAGTATCCGCGACGGCCTGAATACTTCGGCCTGGACCTCGCTCGCGGGCCGGACCTGACCGGATTCAATGTGGTCGAGACACAGCCGCGTACCAAGACCGTCATGAAGCGGTGTCGCTCAGGCTCTCACCCGTTCATCCACTGGCTGGCGCGGTGGCTGCCCATCAACCCCTACGTCGAGTGGGACTGGCCGGAGCGCGTGCCGGACAACGATCACGTCTACATCGTTGGCAGCTATCTGTTCGCCACCCCGATGCAGCACCGTATGCTGGTCGATATTTCGAACTTCAGTTAAGCGGGCGAGGGAACAATGAGCGGACAAAAGTCTGAAAGCGTCCGGGGAAAGTCTGAAAGTTGGCGACCCCTACGGGATTCGAACCCGTGTTGCCGCCGTGAAAGGGCTGAGGCTTTCGCCCACCCCTGCGGCGTTTCAGACAAATCAACCACCGCTCCCGTCTATGCCGGTCAAGGGCTTAGGGGCGGGAGTCTGAAAGCCGGACCCCAGGTGGATGGAGGTGGCGGCGAATGAATGTGCTCTCGGTCTGCTCCGGCATCGGCGCGCCCGAATGCGCCTGGCACCCGCTCGGCTTTAAATCGGTGGCGTTCAGTGAGATCGACCCCTTCGCCTGCTGGACGCTGGCGGCTCGGTTCGGCGCATCCCGACCGATGTTCATGCCGGAACCCGAGCCGATCATGCGCGCCGAAACACTTGAGCCAACCGACTACGACGCGGTTGTCGAGGTGCGCAAGCGGCGGGCGGCAATCCGCGCCGTCGCCAACCTGTCAACGACAGGCGCGGTTCCGAATTGGGGCGACATGACCAGATTTCAGGAGTGGCCGGATGCAGATGTCGATGTTCTCGTCGGAGGCACCCCGTGCCAATCCTTCTCAGTCGCAGGCCTTCGAGCGGGCCTTGCTGACCCGCGTGGGAACCTCGCCCTCACCTATCTTGCCATTGCTGACCGATATCGCCCCGAGTGGCTGGTCTGGGAGAACGTCCCCGGCGTCCTGTCGAGCGACGGAGGACGGGATTTTGGTGCCATCCTCGGGGCGATGGGGAAACTCGGGTATGGGTGGGCCTACCGAGTCCTTGACGCTCAATACTTCGGAGTGGCCCAGCGACGCCGTCGTGTGTTCGTTGTCGGATATCTTGGAGACTGGCGACGTGCCGCAGCGGTACTTTTTGAGCGCGAAAGCCTGTCGGGGAATCCTGCGCCGCGCCGAGAAAAGGGGCAAGGATCTGCCCTCGACACTGTCGGAAGCCTTACGGCAAGTGGCCGCGGTGGCGAGCGGGTAGGCGAGAGCCGGGGCCAAGATCCGGTTGTCCCGGTGGCCTTCGGCGGGAACAACCAAGCCGGGCCGATCGACATCGCGACAGCCAGGAACGCGCACGGTGGCCCGCACGGGCGCCTCGACTTCGAAACCGAGACGTTCGTTGTCGCGGGCGCGATGCCGGCGGCCGGCGGGACTGAGCGCAAGCACGGACACGGCTGGGGTCAGCAGGAATGGGAAAGCGGCTATGCAATCCCGGTTGCCCACGCCCTGCGCGCCGAAGGCTTCGACGCCAGCGAGGACGGCACCGGCCGTGGGACGCCCCTGGTGCCGGTCGCCTACCGCACTGCGCCAACTCTACGGGCCATGGGCCATAGCGGGAGCCATGCGAACGCTGGCGGGCAGGTCGCGGTGGCCTTCAAGGAAAGCTAGAGCGGCACTCGGGTCGGAGACGTTCATGCCACACTCGACGCGAACAAGGGCTCCCGGCGTATGGAGGGGGTCATTGAAGGTATGGCCGTGCGCCGGCTCACGCCCATGGAGTGCGAGCGGCTGCAGGGGTTCCCGGACGGCTTCACCGCCATCACCTTCCGGGGCAAGCCCGCCGCCGACGGCCCGCGATACAAGGCGCTGGGCAACTCCATGGCGGTTCCGGTGCTGAGCTGGATCGGCGCGCGGATCATGTGGGTGAAGAATCAGTCGTGACCCCTACCTTCACGCTCGACGTACTTTCGCCATTCCTCGGGATAGGGGTGGCCCGCTCGCATAGCCTGCCGATAGATGCTGATCGTGGAGCGACCCGGCGCCTTCGCCGTCCCGTTATCCCAGCCCGCCCGCAGGAATTCGGGGTGCCGCTGGAGCGCAGCGATCGACAGGCTTGCCTCTTCCTTCAGCAGCCGCGTCCCGACCTCCCACTGCTCCGGCGAGATAGCAGGGCGCCGGCCGGCCACGTAGCCCCGGTCCTTCGCGGCGGCCAGGCCCGCCTTTGTCCGCTCGGAAATCAGATCGCGCTCAAGCTGCGCGAATGCCGCGATGACGTGGAAGAAGAACTTGCCGTAGGCCGACGTGGTGTCGATCTGCTCCGTCAGAGAGCGAAGCTGCACGTCACGGCGCCGCAGTTCGTCCGCAAGCTTCACCACTTCGATCAAGTCGCGGCCGAGGCGGTCCAGCTTCCAGATCACCAGCACATCGCCGGGGCCAAGCACCTTGATGCACTCGGTCAGCTCGGGTCGGCGCTTCGCCACGCCCGACACGTACTCTTCGTAGATGTTGGACTTCGGGACACCGGCCCGGAGCAGAGCGTCCCGCTGCAGATCAAGGTTCTGATCGTCGGTCGAGACGCGGGCGTAGCCGATGAGATTCCACTGAACGTCCGACATCCTACCTCTGAAGAAATCCGTGAAATGCGGAGTTTTGTAAGAGCACCCAACATAATGGCGAATAGGCTTGTTGACAACCTTGTCCGTCGTCACTACATTGTCGGATAGGTTAGATGGACAGCCGATCAAACAAGGAGGCCCAGCAGTGCCGAAGACGCCAGACCGATACAAGCGCGATCCTGACTACGGGCGCGCCATGGCGTGGGGGCCGCTGTACGCGAAGCATTTTCCGCACGAGACCGATCCATGCTCGCGGCACGTCCGGATCATCGCCGAGGACATTCTGCGCGACGTGAATTCTCCGGTCCGCAGGATGCTTATCGATGCGGGCTATGAACCCGACCATTGGGCGCAGTCCATGGAACTCACGGTCCGCGAGCTATGGCGCGAGCGGGCGAAGAACTCGAAACCTTCGGAATAGGAGGCCGACGCGATGAAGATGACAGAGCCTCAACGAAAGTGGCTGACACGCCTGTCTGACGGCGCGGCGCATACGGGCGGCCGTCGCGCTGCATATAATTGTCGCTGCGCGGGGTGGTCCGAGTTTGCCTATCAGGATCGGGCAACGGGCGACTATCTGCCCAAGTCGCATGTGAACGCCTTGGCCCTTTCTCCCGAAGATCGCGCGGAGCGGTTCTATCTGTCGGATTACGAATTTATCACCGACGCGGGGCGCGCTGCCCTGGCGTCCACCGACTAACAAGGGAGCGACCGATGGGCATCGGCACACTTATCATAGCCGTCCTGCTGGTCCTATGGGCCGCAACCGTGGTCCACGATCCTAAGCGTGGCCGCGAACTGGATACGCGGGCGGCCATGCTTCAGGCCAGAACCCGGCTTTACCACGCTCTCCAGAAAGATCATCCCAAGCGGCGGATGATTGAGAAGGAGATGGGTCAGGAAGAATCCGATCGGCGGTCTTTGAGCCGCAGAATGTGAAAGAGGAGACAGACATGACAAGCAAGCCATTCAACCCCGAAGACCTGCCGCAGCAAATCCCAGATGACGCTACAGACGTTGTGCAAGGCTTCATCCCCGGCGCGTGGTCGGAGGTCGAGGAGGTCATGCGCGAGGTTTTCGCCCGGCTCCCCTATGGCGAGCCCATCACGCTGTCGAATGGGCGAGAGTTCCACCTGAAGAAGTTCATTGAGCCCCGGCGAGATCAGAACGGGCGATGGATGTTTGCTTTCGACGCTGCGTTTCCAGAGGCGGGGCCGGGCGCCATCGACCACTTGGAGTTTTCGGTGCGTCATTCCGGTGGAGGCGGTGCCCTTGTGTCGCCAGGACCCGTCGAAAAGGCAGACAACGACGGACAGAGCGCCTCCTAACAAGCCGCCTCCATCCCCCGGTTAAGCCGGATCAGTCCGTCTTGCGTCCGGCCTGCCGCCGGTCCACGATGCCCTATGACGGCAAGGAGACCACCATGGAAATCGCCCTAGCCTTCGGCATCGCTGCCATCATCGTCGCGACGATTGCCGGGATGTAACTCGCCAGGACGCCCCCGCGGGTCAGCCGCCGCGACAGGCGCGCAGTATGTCGCGCTCGCGGATGTAATCCTCCACGATCATCGGGATGACAGAGTCTGCGGGAAGCGCCTCGATCTCGTCGGCCAGCCTAGACGAGACGGCCGCAGGGTACTCCACGATTGGCGGACAGGCCGATACGCTAGAGGCCGGCGTCTCGCAGGCGGTCAACGACAGCATCGCGACCGCGAGGAGCGGAAGCAGAGGCTTTGATCTGTGCATCTTTCACCTTCAGGGTTCGGAGGGCGGTATCGATCCGCTCGGCCTGTCGGCCCGCCGACTTTGCCCGCGCTAGGACCAGCAAGACGCCACCGACGATGGCCGCAGCCGCGGCAATGTAGAGCCACGCCCGGGACAAGCCGGTGGCCGAGAGAAGGGCCGCCAGCATCACGCCACCCGAAGCTTGCGGTCTTGGAGATACCGATAGGCCATGTACCCGACGGCCGCGATCACCAGAACGCCGACAGCCCAGGGAGCGTACTTGCCGATCGTCTCGACCAGCGGCACGGCCGGGGCGATCTGCTGCGCAGCCTCGGCCATCATGCCGACGCCCGTGGCCCCGGCAGCTACCGTGCCCGCCTTCAGGGTGCGGCTCTCCTTCACCGGCTTGACCGGCGGCGCGATACCGGCCAGGGCGATGCCCTTGCGGATCTCCTCGTCGCTGTAGGGCATGGATCCGTTCTCGTGCAGGATGATCGAGGTCACCAGCCCGCGCATGGTCTCGTAGTTCTTCACGTCGACCGTGTCGCCGGCGCTCAGGCCCAGGCGCTTGCGGACGTGCGCGGCGTAGCTCGATGCGTCGTTCTCGCTCGACGGAGCCCAACGCTCGATGATCTCGGCCACCGTGTCGATGCGGCTACCGTCCTTCGCCAGGCGTTTGTCCTGATAGGTGATGAGGACGCGAGCAATGGCGCGGATGCCGTACTCCGGCGAGACGAAGGCGGCGAACCGACCATGACGCTGGGTGGGGGCCAAGCCCTCCCATGGCGCGCCGATCTCGATATGTCCAGGGTTGTTTAGGTTGTGCGTGAAGTTGACGGACACTGCCGCCTCCTCTTTGGTAGCGGGGATCAATCCACTGGTGCTCCCGAATCGCTATCAGAGTCCGTAGTCTTTGGTGGGAAATTCTTTCGTCAGTCGGCAAACACCCGGCTGCGCTCCTGCCCCAGCCGTTCCAACTTCTCGTAGATCCGCGCCAAGTCGCGTTCGAACTTCTCTTGGCTGATCATGTTCCGGTGCCGATCGCGGCCAAGACGCCGCATGTCGCCGCGCAGTTCCCGCTCGATCCGGTCAAACTGAAGGCCGTGGTAGTAGAACCCGGTCTCGACGTCCTGCGGCTTCACCTTGATACCGATCGAAGACAGTGCGGCGGAGTCTAGACCGTAGGGCCGATCGCTTCGGTCGCGCCCGCCGGTAGCAGCGGTGGCGATCTTTTCCCAATACCAAGACCCAGGCACCCACGGAGCCGACGGCATCCAAGCCTTCCACAGGTAGTCGGCCGTCTTCGCGACCTTGTCACCCGCGTTGTCGGTGTACTCGTTTGTGATCTCCTGGCCCGTGAACGCCTGCTTGTTCAGCAGCAACTCGGCCGCGATCATCAGCGGCCCGCCGAACTGCAGCCACGACGGCATCGGTAACGCCGACGCCCCTTGGTTCATGTCGAAGACGTCGCCCGCCGGGATCCACCGACGCACGTCCAGAAATACAGGGTTACCGTAGTCATCGTCCCACGGCATCCGGATCATGCGCGGAGCGCCGATCCAGGTGGAACCCTGCTCTTCGGTGCGCAGGGACCGTCGCTGCCGATCCTCCTCGTCCTCGTCTTCGGTAATGGCGTATGCCATCGCATTCGCCACCCAAGCGATCGTGGCATACTTCGCCAGTTTCCAGGGGCGAGCCGCCACCGACTGCGCGAGAACGGGAATGGCGCGGTAGGTATAGGCAATGAACGGAAGAACCGTGCGGCGTGCGGCGTTCACCCAGGGGGCCCGGATGTCGTAGTCAAGGAACTGCTCGCGCGCTTCACGAGCCGCCGCCTTGGCATCCATGCCCTGGTCGCGCCGGCGAACATAGGTCGCCATACGGAAGACCTCGTCCTCGAACCGGTACAGATCGATCCCCTTCCGGTCGAGGTACTTCGCCATCCGCCATAGGCGATCGAAGAGTTTGCCGACGACGCCGGCAGACGATTCCAGGCTCCCGCGCCCTTCTTGCATGTCTCGCTCAATCTGTTCGAGCAAGGGTTTGAGGACGTTGTCACGGATCTCGACGCTCATCATGTCGGCGCCGAACGCGCCGTTCTTGACCGCGTCCTGATAGGCCGCATCTTTCTTGATCATCGATCGGATGGCACCGACCAGATCGACCGCGCGAACGTCAGCCAAGTCCATCAGGACCGCGTTCGACATCACGTTGTTCATGTGGACGACCGGGTTGCGCGCCGTCTTGTTGAGCTTCCAGTTGGTTATCAGAGCATCCCACCATCTCGGGCTCTGCATCCGCTCAACCTCGGCTAGATCTCGCCATATCTCAGCGCGCACCCAGCGGCCGGCCAGCGCGCCGTATCGCTTCGTTCGGCTCTGCGGGATATTGCCGTCCGGCACCAGCACCCATTGCACGTCCGGATCGGCCCAGAACCGGTTGTAGTCCTGCGCGCTCTTCCAGGTTCCGGCGGGCGGTTCCGCCTTCATCGACCATTCCGGATTGTCCGCAATGTCGCGGAAGAACCGGCCGGTCGACAGATCGTGCGCCATGCCCATGTACGTCTTGGCGATGGTGTAACGGGCATCGACGATCTCGCCCATCTGCTCGCGCTCGGCCTTCGTGTAGTCGCGCCAGAGGATGATTTTGTCCCCCCGGGTGCCGCGGACCTGCCACAACCCCTTGTCGGAATAGGACGCGAACTCGGACGGCACCTCACGCCCCTCCTCGAGGTAGACGCGCTTGGTGACCTTGCCCGTGTCGGCGACACGGTCGAGGATTCGGAACTCTGCCCCCATCGCCGGCGCCTGGCCCCCTTCCAGCAGATCGGGCATATCCTTCATCAGGCGCTCATACGGCACCTCGACGAACATGCCGCGCCCCTTGAACTGGTTGCCGACGATCTTTCGGCGGCGACGGCCGGCGACATTCGCGACCCAGCGAGCCAGCGCGCCGTTCTGCTCCTCGTGCTTCAGGTAGACCCGGTGCAGGTAGGCGCCGCGGTTGCGCTCGAACGCTTCGGGGCTCAGCAGGCCGAGTTCCACCGCTTCCGCGCCCATGGCGTCGATCGCGTTGCGGATCGGTTCAGACACGCGCTCCATGGCGCCCGCCGGGAGTTCTTCGCCGGTCAGCACCGCCTGCAGGACTCGCGCCTCGTCGGAGCCGATGCCTTCCTTCCGGAGCACATTCATCAACTCCGGGATCTCGGCCATGATCGCCCGCTCTTCCAGGGCGCGTTCACGCTCGCGGTCGACGTATTCCTGATCCAGGCCGTAGCGATCCAGCAACCCGGAACGCGCCGTGCGCAGGGTCGGGTTCAGCCAGGCCATGCGACCGTCTTCCTTGAACTCCGCGTTGACGATCAGGTCACCGGCCTTTTCCGACAACATGGCGCCGGGCTTCCACCGGCCCATCTCATCCAGCCCGCCGAATATCTGGAACGGCACGCGCATGGCCCGGTCGATCGGCTGCGCGCCGACCAGTTTCATCATGAGCGACTGGCGTGCTTCGCGGGTCTGGGGATCGCGCGGGTCCGTGGCGGCCGCATCGTCGCGCGCATCCGAAGGGATGGAGAACCGATCCGCGCTGTCCTGTTCGCCAGCCTGCGGCCTCCGGCGACCGACTTCGCCGGAGGCCATGCGCTCGAACACCTGCTCCGCCGCCCGATCGAGGAACGGCGGCTCGGTCGCCGTGAAGCCCTTCCCGGTGATCCAGTTGGCGACCGCGCGGAAGAACCGCTCTACCTTCTGAAAAGCCCGCTCAATGCGGCCAGCCACCTTGAGACGGCCGGCCTTCCAGGCTTCCCACGCCATCGCGGCGGCTTCTTCTCGGCGAACTGCATCGGACTCGCCAGCATAGAGTCGCTCAACGTCAAACTGCCGCCGCCATAGACGGTTACGGTCGGAGTCTCCGAACAGGACTCGGTCTTCTTCGGCGGTGAACAGTCCTTGGCGCCGGAGGTCATGAAGCACCTCATGGTTCAGCGTGTCGGCGGGCGACGGGTTTGCCCTCACGTTGCCGTCGGCGTCAACGTACCGCATCGCGATGACCATGGCACGGCCGAAACCGGGCAGGTCTTCAACGGAGACGCCCAAGCCAGTGCGCCCTGTCCGCTGCTCGATCACCTTATCGACCACGACGACCTTGGCCTGCGGGTTCATCTGGCGGACCTGCCGGCGCAGGAAGGTGACCAGATCATCCGCCTGCGCCAGCAGTTTCGGATCCCAAGTGTACGTGGTGCCGTTGTGCGAGAATGCCGTGCGGCCGTCGTCTCCGGCTGTGCCGCCATCGCCCGGGCGGGAGAAATTGATGCGAGGGTCGGACGGGTCGAAGGTGCCGCGGTTGCCGGTGGCGGATTTGATCTGCTCGGGGCGGAACGGCACATAGACGTCCGCCGGGGCAGCCCGGCCTTCGTAGCTATCTCGGGCCTGTTGGAACACCACCCCGTCGTGGCCGGCCTCCTTGGCCGCCATGATGGAGTCGAGGAATTCCTGCGGGTCGTATCTCGCTCCACGGACGTCCACGACGAACGGATTCTGGATCGAAAGATAGACGGGGACGACGTTGCCGCCCGCCGCGTAGGCGGTTCCAATTCGGCTGATCCGCAGAAACTCTTCGCTGATGCGCGCGTACGTCCGGGACAACCAGTTGTTGCCCATCATCTCAACGTAGGGATCATGAAATTCCGTGTAGCTGGCAGCCGTCTCCGGATCTGAAGAGAAGAAGAACCCTTGAGCCCCGTCTGACGCGCCCGTGTTGCGACCACCGGCCCCGGCGTCGAATGCCTCGATATCGGCGTTCGTCCCATGGAAGACCCGCAACGGCTCGCCATTCTCATCAACCACCTTGCTGTCACCAAACCACCGCTTGAACGCGGGCGCGTCGGTCTGCGGTCCAGCGTCAGCAGCGAACGAGAACCGATCGCCACCCTCTTCCGTATCCTCAACCTGCGCTGCGGCAGCGGCCTCTTCCTGCTTCGTCTCTGCGGCGAGCTCAGATTCCAGCGCCCGGACCTGCTCGCGCAGATCGTCGATCTCCTTCTGACCCTCGAACCGCTGATCCATCTTCGGGGAGAACTGTTCGATGTCGGCCCGTGCTGCGGCCAACTCTTCCTCAAACCGCTTCTTCTGAGCCTCCAGGCTGCGGCCGACGGACTCGATCGCTTGCACCATGCCGCGAACAGAGGTGCCGATATTGATCTCTTCCTCGAAGCCAGCATTGCGCTTCAGCGCCAGCGCGGCCCGCCATTCCTGGCCGATCCGGTAGACATCGACCTCAAGGGGGAAGCCACCGACTTCGGCAACAGCCTGGTCCTTCACCTCCCGCTCCTGCGCGGCTAGGCGCTCGATCTCGCCCATGAGGGCTTCGCCAAACTCGACGCGCTCCTCGTAGACCTTGCCGTTCACCGTTCCCTTGAAGGCGTCGCCCTTCGTCTCGACGCGCTGGGCGATGTCCTGCTCTACCCCCTCAATGCGGCGGGTGTAGTAGTTGACCTGCCCCTCGGCCCGCTGCACCCGGGATCGCACGGCATAGACGTCGCGCTCGAATGCCCCCTTGCGGCGCTGCGCCCGTTCGAGATCCTGGCGAAGCTGCGTGAGCGTCATCAGGCGCGGATCGTTCGTGGATAGCGCCTTCGCCTGCTCGTAGTCGCTTGCCTTGCCGACATCCTCCATGTCGCGGATCGACGGGTCTCCCTCGAAGAACCCTTGAATGAACCGGGCCTTGGTCTCCATCAGGCCCCACATCGTCGAGTCGTAGGTGCCCTTGGTGCTGTAGTCGTGGATCTCAATCTCTGGGTTCAGGTTGCCCTGACGGATGCCGCGGCCGTTGCGTTGCTCGTCATCGGCCGGAAACCAGAGCGGGTCGAGGTTGTGTAGCGCGTAGAGACGGCGCTGCACATTAAGCCCTGTCACCTTCGAGGCGATCATCACGCGAACCTTGCCCTCGTTCATGTCGTTGAACAGGCGCTGCTTCGCGACGTGGGTCTTGTACTCGGCGAGCACGGCAATCTGGTTCTTCGGGACGCCGCGGCGCACCAGTTCGGAGCGGATGTAGTCAGGCACCACAAACCCGCGCGCCGGCGAAAGGCCAAGCGTCACAAAGGCGATCTGTGTAGCCGGACCCTTGTCGAACGCCTTTTCCTCGTATCCTTCCGGAGTCGGTCGGTGCAGGGGTTGGCGCTTCGTCTCTTCCCAGATCCGGTAGATGTTGTCGACCATCAGGTCGAGTTTGCTGGGAACCTCCGAGCGGCTTGAGTTGTCGATCAGCCGCATGTCGATCGCAGCGTGCCGGCCGTCGCCGATCACCTTCAGCAAGATGTCGTCACCCGGCTTCGGCGGGCCTTTCCGCTGCGCGAGCGCCCGCATTCGGTCTGCAAGCCCAGCCTGAAACGCCTCCAGCGCGTCGGACTTCTCCGCCAGGTTCATGATGCGCTTGCCGCCCTTGATGTCCGGCCGGGTCACGTACTGCGCCAGCATGTTGCTGGTGACCACGTCCATGGCCTGCCGGACCATCACCGACAGTTCGGGGACGTTGATGAACTTGGCGAAGCGCGTGACCTGCTTGTAGCCGCCGGCAGGATCCTGCTCGAGGTTGGTCACGGTATCGCCGAAGGCGCCGGCCCAGGCGTCAAAGTGCGTGAGCTGCCGCGCCTCTAGCTCGTTCATCTGCAGGAACCGGCTGACGGTGAACAACTCGGCCATGGTGTTGGTAATCGGCGTTCCCGAGGCCAGCACGAGGTTGCGGCCCGGGTTAACCGTTTCCAGATACCGAGTTTTCACGAACAAGTCCCACGCATACGTCGAGCCTTCCGCGGTCACCCCTTTCACGTTCGACATCTTCGTCGCGAAGTCGAGCTTTCGAAACTCATGGGCCTCATCGACGAACAGAAAATCGACGCCCATCTCCTCGAAGGTGAAGACCTGATCCTTGCGCCCTTTGCCGCGGCCGGCGAGGCGCTGCTCAAGACGTTCGATCTGCTTCTCGATCCGTGACCTCGTAATCCGCTCTCCCTCAGTGCCTTTTACCTCTTCCAGAAGATCGCGGTATTGATCGATCTGATCTTGGATGAGCCCTTCCTGAAACTCGTTGCTGATCGGGATGATGCCGAACGCCGAGTGCGTGATGATGACGGCGTCCAGATCCTCGTTCGCCACGTTGGCGATGAACTGCTTGCGCCGGTCGGTGTGGAAGCGTCGATCGTCGGCAACCGCGATCCGCGCTGTCGGATACTGCTCGTAGAACTCCTTGGTGAACTGGCCCAGCATGTGCCCGGGGACGACGTACATCGGCTTGCGCACGAGGCCGAGACGGCGCATCTCCATCCCAGCGCCGATCATGGCCGACGTCTTTCCGGCCCCCACGGCGTGCGCCATGTAGGTGTTGCCCTCCTGGATGATCCGGGCAATCACGCGCTTCTGGTGCGGACGCCAGGACCAGTCGGACGAAACCCCCGGCGTCGTGAGGTAAGAGCCGTCATACTCCGGGACGACGAGGTTGTTGTATTCCTCGTTGTAGAGTGCCGCGAGCCGGTCGGCCCGGTCTTGATCGCTGAAGATCCAGTCAGAGAACCGCGCCTTGATCTCGCGCATCTTCTCGGCGGCAGCCTCAGTGGCCGCCGGGTTCAACTGCTGCGTCCGCTTCCCGTCCACATAGACCGTGTCGTAGACCTTCGGATCCTGCTTGTTCAGAGCCGAGGCGATCAGTTCCGTGGCGGACTTCTCCGGCGTGCCATAAGTGGACGTGGCGGCGGCCGAGCTCTTGTCGCCGTCGACCTGCCATAGCGCCAGGGCCGGCGTGTAGCGAACCGACAAGCTGTTCAGGCCGAGGGACTCGGTCGCGAACTCCTCGATCGTCTCGGTGGGGATCCACGGCATTCCCAGGTTCGCGCCGATTTCCGACGGCGGGATCGGGGCGGGTTGGGCCGCTTCCAGGGCGGCGACGTTGCGCACGAATGCCGGATCACGGTCGGCTTCGGCCCGGGCGATCCGGAGCTTCCGGCGCACGTTGCCCGACAGATACTTCTCACGGGTCTGGTACGTCTCCTCAGTGCCGGGCACCCGGTAGATGGCATCGCCCAGGCCTTCGATCACCTCGCTGCGGGTCTTTCCGGAAACCTCTGCTATCCGGTCGATGTCGACCCGGCCGGTCTGGTTCAGGGTGTAGAGGAGCGCATCGCCGAGGCTGTTGATCTCGGGCTTGCGGTCCTTGGTGATGACGTTCTCACGGAATACCGCGCCCTTGTCGGCGGTGCCGTCCGCGTCGTTGTAGTGCTCAATCGCGCGCAGGCGATAGGATTCCGGGTCATCGCTGAACGGATCGACGTTCGGGCGCTTCTCGACGACGATGTCGTCCATCTCGTCCGGGTTGAAGGTGCCCTCGCTCCACGGGCGCCCTTCGGCCTCCGCCTTTTCCCGCGCTTCCGCCCGCGCCTTGGCGATTTCCGACAGCGACGCCTCGGCTTCGATCATGTCGGTGGGGTCGAACGTACCTTCGTCGAACTCCTCCCCGGCGTAGCGCGCCTCTTCGCGGGCGGCGGATCGGGCGTTCTCTGCCTGGATGCGGGTCGGTCGGCGATAGCTGTACTCCGCCTTGTTGATCGGGCCGAACTGCTCGACGAAAGCGTCATAGGCCTTGTTCAGCCGTGCGCGGGCGGTCTCTGCATTGGCAGTGTCGCCGGCCAAGTCGGCGGCATAGACGGCGCGTAGGGAGTCACGAACCGGGATCAGCGCGCGGATCCGCTCTATCTCTCCCCCGGATCGGCCGCCCTTCACGCCCTTGCCGCGGCCCTGGACTGACGATCCGACGCCATCGACCACCTGCATCAGCTTGCCATCGTCGCTGATATAGAACGATCCGTCCTTGCGCTCGCTGGTGCCGAAGTCGACCTCTGCCCGATCGGTCGTGTCCTGCCATTCGCCCATGACGCCGGCGGGTAGCCGCGCCGCAGCCTCGTCAAGGAGGGACTGGATGTCTGCGCCAGGCCGCGCTTTGACGCCATAGCGGTTCTGGTAGAGCGGATCGAAGAAGCCTTCCTCGCCCAGCACCATGGCCGGGTTGTCCGCGAAGTAGGCGCTCACGCGCCCCTTCATCGGCTTGCCTTCCTTGTTCGGCAGCGTCACCTCGACCGTCTCGGTCCATCGGCCGTCGCCGGCCGGCTCGCTCGGGAGGCGCTTGCGCAGGATCACGATGTCCGTCGTGACCTTGGTGCCGGCGTTCCGCTCAAAGGCATCGCCCGGCAGACGGATTGCCCCCACCAGATCGGCGCGCTCCGCCATATACTCGCGCGCGCTGGTGTCGATCTTGTTCATCGTGCCAGCCGACGAGATGAACATCAGCAGGCCGCCCGGGCGCACCGCGTCCAGGGACTTCGCGAAGAAATAGTCGTGCAGCAAGAACCGGTGCTTGGCGTACTTCGGGTCGGACTGGACGGCGACATCCGCGAACGGCGGGTTGCCGATGACCAGGTCGAAGGTGTTCTCCGGCAGCGGCGCCTTGGTGAAATCGTCTTGCCGCACGCCCCACTTCGGATAGAGCAGGCGCGCGATCCGGGCCGTCGTGTGATCCAGTTCCAGGCCGGCATAGTCGGTGGCCTGCGCCACGTCGGCCGGCATCATCCCAGCGAAGTTACCGACGCCCATACCCGGCTCGAACACCTTGCCCCCCTCGAAGCCCAGGCGGCGCGCGGCGTCCCACATCGCGCGGACGATGGTTTCAGAGGTGTAGTGCGCATACTGGATCGAGCGTTGAGCGGTCTTGTACTCGGTGTCGGTCAGCAGTTCCCGCAGGCGCTCGCCGATCTTCTCGAAGCCCTTGGCGAACTTCCCGTCGGCGTCGGGGAACGCGCCCTTGATGCCGCCCCAGCCGACATAGCGCGCCAGTTCCGCCTGCTCCGCCTTGGTCGCCGGCCGCCCTTCGGCCTCGATCTCGCGCAGGAGTTCGATCGCCCGGATGTTGTCGAGAGCCTTCTGCCGCCAGGATCGATCTTCGGCGAGCGTCCCCGGCTCAATGAAGTGGTTCTCGCCCTTTACAGTTTGGGCGGTGTCAGAACCTCGGCCATTGCGTCCTCGGGAAACTCGATCAGCGTCCCGCGCACGATCTCCTCGGCCTCCCGGCGTTTCGGCAGCGTCGGGTTCGGCCCCGCGATCTCGTCGAACAGCCGTTGCGCTTCGACCGCCTTCTTCTGCAGGTGCGAGTCCAGTGCGCCGGTTCGACGCAACTCGCGGAACATCTTCGGCGCTTGATCGCGCATCGCCATCAGATACGGACCCTTGAACTCCATCGGTCCCTTCCTCCTGTAGCACCGCGTCGAGATCGGCGGCGGCCACCTCCTGATATGGGGTCATATCGCCGGACATCACCCCCGGATAGTCGCGGGCTGCGTTATACCACAGTTTGATGAACGGCCGCGCCGCGTCTCCCAGGTCTTCGACGATCGCCCGGGCGAAATCGTTGAACTTCCGCGCCCCCGCCTCGACATGGAAGACGGCGAGCACGGCGCCCTCGGCCATGATCTCCGGATCCACCCCGGCAGATAGCTGGTTCTTCAGCTTGTCGCGCAGTTTGCGGCGGGCTTCCTCGGCGCGGTCCTGGCTGATCAGTTTGTTGTTGGCGCCGTAGGCGGCAGGGCGGGCAGGCTTTCGCCCCTCCGTCCGCGGCGACACCTCGACGATCTCCAGACGGCCAGATTCCTTGGCTGCGTCCAGAACGTCGCGGCCCTGCTCATTCCGTCGCTGGTTCTCGGCCTTCTTCAGCGCGGCAGCGATAGCACCTGCGCGCGTGCTGCCGTAACCGTCCCACACCGCTATCGGATCCCGGCGACGCACAATCGCCTTGAAGTCTCCGAAGGTCCGACCGTCCGCCACTGCCTCTTGTCGCGTCATCTTGGCGATTGAGGTGAGGGAGAGCCCGGCGGGAATGTCCGGGTCTCCTTCCGGCCCCTCCATCTTCGCGACATTCTCCCGGCGCTGCCGCTCACGGTCGTCTTCGACCGGCACTTCGCCGCGGCGGATGGATTCCTGTTCTGTTGGCGCGGCTACCGGTGTCAGGCCTTCGGTGTCGAGGCCGCGCGCCTGATCAGCCAGCGTCTTCGGATCGCCTTCACCCGTGGCGCGCATCCACACTTCCACAATCGAGCCCGGCCGCACGTATCCGGCCTTCTCGAATGCCTGCCGCACACCAATACCCGGCTGAAAGGCTGGGCCGGTACTGCGTTCGACGGTCCAGCCCAGCGCAATCGGGGCCTCTTGGGCAAACCGCTCACGCGACATCCCGTCGGATTTGAACTTCCGTGCCATTGCCTCGGCTTCGGCGACGATCGACTCCGCCGTTGGCGGCGGCGCCACCAGATCCGCCAGCGCCTCCCGGACTTGCTGCTCCTTCTTCTTCGGGAAGATCCAGCCCTTCGCCTTCTTCGCCCAGATCGGGCGGGCGCCGGTGATTCCCTTGATCCGGTCCAGGTTCTCCTTGGTCTGGCCTGTGACGATGATCGACTTGTCCGAGTAGTCGCGGATCGTCAGGGCCGGTTCTGCCGGCAGCGGGCCGCCGCGCTCGGCATCGGTCATGCCATCGCGGCCGACCACGTTGACCAGGACACGCGGACCAGTGGGGGCGACCCGTCCTGTCGGCTGCGCCTCGCCCGGCTGGTTCACGTCCTGCGCAGATGCTTGCTGAACCGGGGCCGTGGCGGGCGCAGTTTCCTGCGGTTCCTGCGGTCCGATCGGGTCACCAGTGGGCTCCCGCATCGGCGCCCGTGCCCCGCGCACATCACGATGCGCAAGGCGCAGCGCGTTTGCCCGCGCAATCTCAATCTCCGCATCGTTGAAGGCTGGCCCAGAGATCAGGTCCATGTATGCGTCGTAGGCCGCGCCCTCCAATCCGGTTGGGTTCCGATCGGCCGCGGCATCGATGATCACCTCAATGTCTGACTGCTCGGTCAGGCCCTCGTCGACCAGCCGGCGGGCCCGGTCGCGAAGCGCCATGTCCTCTTCGTTGCGCGTCGGCCCGCCCAGCATGTCGGGTTGCTCGCGTTCGGCCACCGGCAAGAGCCCGGTCACATCAAGCGCCGGCGCCTCATCGGCTGTCGCGACAAGCTCATCGTCCTGCTTTTCCTCCGGCTCGACCTCCCGGGCCGGCGGGTCGATGTCCAGAGGCCGGCCGGCGGCGGCGTCCTCGAGCATCGCCTTGCCTCGGCTGATCGCCCCGGTATCGATCGGGCTCGCCTCGTCCTCCGGCGTGACCGGGGCCATGCGCTTGGGCGGGGTCAGATCCGTGGCGCCGAGATAGCCTTCGGCCGGGCCGGGCATCGGCGGCGGCGCGGTGGGCACAGGGGCCGTCGGCGCGGCTTCCTCCTCACCGATCATGTCCTCGGCCGGCATGGCGCCTTCCGGCACGCCTGCAACGTCCTGGCCGGGGATCGTCGGGCCGGCTGGTTGCTGCTCCACACCCCCGGCGCCATCTTGCCCGTCAGCGGCGCCCCTACGGCCGCGCACGAAGGGTTCGGTGATGACGGCGAACGTGCCGCCCATGGCGCCGCCGAGAATGCCCGCTCGGGCCAGGTTCTCCAGCGCCTCGCCCCAGGTCATGTTCTCGTCCAGGACGCCGACGCTGTAGCCGTCCTGAAGCGCCTGCGTGAATACCTCCTGCGCGGCCTCGGCGAGGGTGCCCTTGAAGAGGCGGGACACAAACGACTTCCCCGGCCGCGCCAGAATGCCGAGCGGGATAGCCTCGGGGATCGCCTCGGCAGCGGCCATGAACAGGCCGTCCTGCATCGCTTCATCGTGCGTCCGGCCGTTCCCGCGGCTCTCCGCGTACTGGTCGCCATAGACCTGGCCGCCCATGATGGCGACACCGGTTACCGGATTTCGGGTGATCATCGTGGCCGCGACGGCGGGTGCCATGTTGGTCATCGACACCGCGAAGTCAAAGGCGAAGCCCTTGAACGAGTTCGGGTCGATGTCCGGGCGGGCCGCCTGCATGTCGGCGGTCGCCTGTTCGGCAACCCGCCGCGCGGTCTCCTGCGTCTCTGCGCGCCGCGCATTGATCTCGGCCATGGCCTGTTCTTCGGTCTGACCCGTGGCCCCGCCGAAGTATTTCGCGCCCATGGCCGACGCGCGCTCCGTCGCCCCGAGATCGCCATTGGCTCCCGACTCTTGGATACCCGCGATCATCCGACGGGTCATCGGCCCGAGCGTGTTCAGGAAACCATCCCACGTCTCGGCCCAGGTCGCCCCGGCAAAGGTGCGAGGGCGCTCCTGCTGATCGAGCGCGACCAGACCCGACGTGTCGAGCGGCGTCAGGCCAGACGTATCTAGACCGCTGCTACCGCTTTCAACCGGCGCCAGGCCAGTCGTGTCCAGCGGAACGAGGCCGGTGGTGTCCAGGCGTGCCATGTGGCCTCACTGCTTGGTGTAGAGCGTGCCGTTGATGCTGATCACATCCCCCGGCTTGGCCTGCTGCTTGAACCAGTCTACGTGCTCTTGCGTCGTCGCGGTGTACGGATCTTCCTCGGTGCCGGAGCCCTTGACTGGTTTACCCGCTTCCGACGAAGCACTGGCGGTCGCCGCCCCAGATGACGGTTCGAGCCCAAGCCGCCGCCTCTCCTCGGCCATGCGCTTGTCGACCTCCGCCTTCACGCGCTGCTGCCGCGTTGCGCCGGATCCATAGGCGCCATCGGAGAACCACGACGCATCGTCGCCGGCGACGGCTTCCTTCTGCACTTCCGCCTGGATCTGGTCGCGAAGACCACCTTCAACTTCAGCCTGCAATGCAGGCGTCATCGGAACACCGTAGACAGTGAGGCGCTGGGCGTAGCGGCGATAGTCCACCTGCTCGTTACCGGCGAGATCCTTGGTCGTCGCGTCCTTGAGCGCCCGGGAGATGTTGACGCTTTGATCCTTCTCCTTGACCGGCGTCGGTCCCTTCCCTGCAATCGGCGCCCCGTCCGGCCCCGTGACGCGCTCCGCTTCCGCGCCCGCCTTGGACCGGACCCACCAGTTCCCTTCGCTGTCCTGGAATCGGTCGGTCTGGCGTCCAGCCTCTCGATCCGCCTCGCCGCTACGCCAGTCGCGGTCCTCACGGGCCATACGGTCGCGGAACTGCCGGTCGGTTTCTCCCTCGCGACGGCGGAAGTCACGATCGGCGGCAGCCTCGCCAGACCGGAACGCCCGGTCCTCGTCCGCCTCTCCGCTACGCCAGTCGCGGTCGGCCGCGGTCTCTCCGGAGCGGAACTCCTGCGTCGCCTCACGCTCGCTGGTCTGGAACTGGCGGTTCGCCTCGTCCCGCGCCACCTGCCGCTTGTTCCGAAGCTCTTCCTGCATCGCCGCGAAGTTGCGCTCCGCCTGCTTGGCAATGCCCTCACCCGCACCGGCCAGCGCGCCGGCGGCTGCGTACCCCAGAAGCCCTACCATCACGCCTCTCCCTGTGCCTGGTCGATGCCGGGCAGTAGCGTGCCGAGTTGTCCCTGCTCCTGCGCCGCCTTCAGCGTCTCGATATCCTGCATCGCCGCCTGCTGGTTCAGCGACCCGGTCGCCGCCGCCATGCCGCGGTAGAGATCGGCCGCCTGATACATGGCGCCTTCGATCTCCTCCGGATCAAGATCGGCAATCCCCGCGCTCGCCTGCGTCTCCGCCAGCGCCTCGACGATCTCGACCCCGCCGTGCAGCATCACGTCGCCGCTGATCTCCATGCCCGACTTCTTCGCGCTCTCGGACACTTCCTTGACGATCAGGGCGGCCGTGGTCGCGAGCCCTTCCTTCGGGTTTCCATCGCCGGCCAGCGATTGCAGAATCCCCGACCGCGTCTTCGGGCTCGAAATCATCGTGAGCGCGTTGCCGACGAACTGGTCGTACTGCTTCTGCTCTTCCGGCGACACGTTGGCGTCGCCCTCGCCCATGGTGACCTGATCCGCCTGCTGCGGCTGCATCATCTCAGCCTGCGCGGGTCCGGACGTCTGCGGCATCAACCCTGGCATCGCCTTCTCCTCAAACCCGCTGTAGTTCCATTCGGCCGGTCGCCCGGTTCCAGGCGTAGCGCATCCTGCCCCCGGTCGGCGGCGGGGGCGTCCGACGCACGGCGGACGTCGTGGGATACCGCTCGGCCGGCGTGGGGTTGCCGGTGGCGTCATAGGCCGCTTCCGACGTGCGGCGGTCGCCCATCAAGCCGGTGGTGCCGACCGTGTAGTTCTGGCTGACCTGCGCGCGTCGGCGCTCGGCCGCCTCGATGTCCGCCTGATCGCCCATGCCGGCGAGAAGGCCCTGCCCCAGGCCTTTGACCACGCCGCCGACGAGCTCGCCGTTACGCTCAACCCATCCGCCGCGACCCAGGAGATCGCCCCCAAGGCCCCTAGTTCCTGCGGATGCGGCCTGCGTCGAACTGCCAACGGGCGCGGCCGACACCCCAGCCGGCTGACCGGTGACCGCCGCCAGCCCATCGCCCACGTCTCCCGGCATCGGAGAGCCGGTCACCGCCGGCGACGTCGTGCCGACACCCGGGCCGTTGCCCGTGGAACTGGTCGACGGAGCCAGCGGATCAGTCGTCATTCCGAGGCCGCCGGTGACGCCGCCCGTGACCGCGCCGCCCAGCGCGCCGTACATCGCGCCCTCAGAGATGTCGCCGCCGGTCACCGCGCTTGTCAGCGTGCCTATGGCCGCGCCATACCCCGCCTGTGTTATCGCCCCTGTGACCACGTTCCCCAGGGTGCCGGTGAGGCCGAGAGACTGTGTCAGCGACCCGGCCATGGCCCCCATGCTGCCGGTGAGGCCCAGCGCAGCGCCCGCGGTGAAGTAGACGGCGGTCGCGGCCAGGGCCAGCGGCGCCACCTTCTTCGCAACCTTGGCTACCTTCTTGAAAGTCTTTTTGACCCCCTTGACGACGCCGCTCATGCTCCGGTCCTCCGCTCGTAGATCACACCGGCCCGCTCGAAGCCGCGCTTGGCGAACGCCTTCTCCGCCGCCGAGTAGTCGCCCAGGACGTGGGTTGCCGTCGGATGGATCAGCTTCACCTTGGGGATGCTCGACGCCCACTCCACGAAACCGTCGAACATGGCAAGCATGTCCTTGGGCGATGCCCGATCGGTGCCGTACCAGTGGCAGTCGATCGCCCGGAGCGCGGTGCCGACGACGTAGACCCGATCGAGGATGCCGATGAACAGGCCCTCGACCTTGCCGTCCGTCTCCGCGACATTGACCCATGTTCCGCCCTCGTTCGGGCTGCCGTGCCGCTGGATCGCGCCCATCAGGTAGGCCCTCGCCTCCTTGCGGTCGATCTCTCCGATGTCGCGGTAGACGCTCTTGGCGTAGCCGTCGTCAAGCACGGCGATCATGCCCGGGATGTCGACGAACTGCGGCGCCCGGATCATGTCGCCCCCTGTACGGTCGTGCCGTCCCATACCAAGTCGACGCCATAGGTCTGCTCAATGAGGCTGATGCCGTTCTGCAGGACGTTGGTGATGTGCTGGAGTTCGGTCGCCCGCTGGTCGGCCGGGATGTCAGGGTTGTTGAGGATCGCCTGATAGTTCGAGTTGTACTGCTGCTGGATCGCCGCGGCTGCCGCGCCGATGCGCTCTCGATCCGACGCGCCCACCTGCAGGTCGGCAATCGCCGATCGGGTGTCGGCGTCGAGTTGGGCGATCCAGTGATCGGACGAAATGTCGTTGTTCTGGAGCGCGATCTGCAGGTCGCTGTCGGCCGACGTAAGCCACTGCTGCAACTGGATATCGCGCTGCTGCATAAGCTGCCGGCTGTCGATATCGTTCTGCTGCATGAGCAGTTGCAACTGGTTGTTGGTGAGCTGCATGTACTGCTCGTGGGCGATCTGGTTCGCCTGCATGTACTCGCCGCTCTCGATCTGGCCTTCCTGCAAAGCGATCGGGGTGGCCGCGTCGATCATCGCTGCCTGCGCCGCCTCCTCCGCCATCGTCGAGTTCAGGAGGCCGCGCCGGTTCGCGCCCATGCGGCCCTGTGCCGCCGCACGCTGCATCAACGGGCTGTTGCTGCCCAGGATGGTGTTCAGCCGGTCTGACGTGGTCGTCGTCGTACCCCCGCCGCCGAGACCATTTCCCGCGGTGGTGCCGCTTTCAGTTCCGGTATCCGTGCCGGTGCCGTCCTCCGTCTGCTGCTGCCCGTCACCGGCCGACCCATCGACGGCGCTGTGCCAGTTGCCGCCGGCCGCGAGCCGCGTACCCCCGGCGGACGATGCGGCCGGCCCGCCTGGACGGTTCCACGATTCCGCCAGGTTGCCGCGCTGCTCGCTGGTGAAGTTGGCGGTGTCCTGAAAGTCGACGTTGTTGGTGCTCAGCCGGTTCTGTATCTCGTCCCACTCGTCCTGGTTCCGGATGACCATCGACTGCCCGTTCTCGAGCGTGATCTGCCGCGGGTCAAAGAACTCTTGCGCGCCGGTGGCCGGGTTGTAGCTTCCGCCGCCCCCGAGGCCGCGACCACGAGAAGACGATCCGGAGCGCGATGGCGACGCGGTGTTCGACGGGGCGAGTCCAGTGATGCTCATATCGGGAACCTCCCCGTTGATCGCGCCGATGACGTCCTGAAGCCCGTAGGATACCGTGGGCTGGCCGGTGATGGCGTTGGCGATGTTGGCCGCCGTGGTCACCATGCCCACACCCGGAACGGCGAGGCCGGCAATCGTCGCCAGGGCGCGGGTCAGGCCGACGGTGGCGGGATTCTCTTCGGCGAAACCTGCGAGAGTCGACCGGTTCATGGCGCGTTGTGCCCTGGACGGATTGTGTGCGGAGCGCGCCTCGGCGTAGGCTCCGACCACATCGGCAAGCGACATATCAGGGTTCTGGTTCTGCATGTTGTGGGCCTGGGAACGCGACAGGCCGAGCCCTTTGGCCCGCGCCTTCTCCCCTACGGACATTGAGGTTTCCCAGCCGAAATCCTGCGCCCCTCCCCCGTGACCGCCTGCCTCGCCGTCCGAGGGGTTGTCCGCCGCATTGGAGTTGTCCGACTGCGTGCCGGCCGCGGCCTCGGCGCCGCTGCGCCCGGAAGGGCCCTGGGCGTGGCCCATGCTCGCTTCAGCATCATTCCCGCCGGGGTCGGACCCGCCATGACCAGCGGACTCGCCGTCCGCCCCCATGCCATTCGGCCCATCGCCCTCGCTGAAAAACTCCTCGAGCCCGGTCAGCTTGTGGTTCGGGCCGGCGGTGTCGGCCACGACATACCGATCCGGATCGAGCCCGGCATCGACGAACATCTGCCGCAGCGTCGGCATGAATTCGGGAAACTGGTCCTGTACGCTGTGCGGGATGATGATCTCGCCCGGGGCGACGTGGGCAATCTCCTCGTCCTCATACCGGCCGGCGGCCTTCATGACTTCCGCCGCCTTGCGGATCACCTCCGGCGTCAGGTCGTCCTCGTTCGGGTCGACGGACATGAGCCCGCGGCCGGGCTTGGCCTGCGGCTGTTTGGCCTTGCGAGGGGCGGCGGCTTCCTTGGGCATCAGTCCGGCCATATCAGAACCCTCAATCAGCGGAGAAACAGGTCGGCAAGGAACACAAGGCCGGCGCAACTCAGGGCAAGAAACCAGATCCGCTCGCCATGCGCCGAATGCGTCGCCGCCCGGATGTGCAGCGTCGCCCCCCCGATAAGCAGGAGCGAGCACATTGCGACGATCGGGTTGCCGACCATCCAGTCGACATCCCAGCCGCTATCGAGCCCGTAACGCCACACCGCCCACCAGGCGCGGGTGATCCCCTCCGCGGACCAGCCGAACAGAATGCCGATCGCGAGGCAGGACGACGTGTCGTAGTCGCCGGCGCGAACCGCCTGGACGACCGGCCGCCAGTAGAGCCAGACCACAGCAGCCGCGAGCAATGTGAGGGCCGAGTAAAGCGGGCCGATGAGTTCAAGAACCTGCATTGCGGCCCTCCATCTTATGCACGAGATTTCGGATCGGCGCGGCGGGGTCGCACATCATCTTCTGCTTCATCGCCTCACGGGCGCGCTCGTTTTCGGCAACCGCCTGTTCCAGCCGGCGCGGGGCGGACACCACGTCGCAGACCCATTCGCGGAGACGGGACACCCTATCCACCTTGGCCTCCTTGACGGGTCCGCTCATCAAGCAGCGTCTTCATGCCGACGATCGCTGTCGTGCTGTCGTTCAGCGCCGAGATCAGGCGGTCCTGAAGCCCCAGGAACTTGGCGAGCAGCCAGAATGCGATCGGCCACCCGAGCCCAAGCGGGCCATAGACGGATATGAGATCGGTGAAGAACTTCTCGCTCAAGGCCACCCCCCAACGTCGTCGATCGAGCCGGCCTCGATGTCGATCAGATCCAGCGCCGCGTGGTTCGCTGCGGCTTGAATGGCGGCGACGAGAAGGTTCTGCGTCTCTTCGCAGGACGCCACATGGGCATCGACCGCTGCGAGCATCGCGCCGGCAACCGCCGGGGTTAGGTCAACCGGGACGCCTGCCGTCGTCACAACCTTCATGGACGACAGGGATTCCGCCGTCATGTACTCAAGCGCGCGGGTCAGCCGGGTCACCGGAGCCGTGGTTGTGGCGACGGCAACGGTCACGCCAGGGGCCAGCGTCGCCGTGGTGCCGCCGTCGGCTTCCTGTGCGTACCTGCTGCGCGTTGCGGCCCGCATGGCGGCCTTACGGTCGGCCAGGGCCAGGGGCTCGATCTGATAGGTGACCGCCACCGACTTCGCATCAGCGTCCACCGTGCGGATGAAGGTCGATGCGAGGCGCTTTCCCACGCCAGTTGCCGGCCGGATCTCAGTGACCGGCCAGTAGCCGACGTTGGCCTCCCCGCCCGATCCGGCGAGCGCGGACAGGTCCGCCAGCGTCGCCCGGTCGAGGCCGAGCAGGTTGCCCGGCAGCGCGCCAGCATCACCCACCGCCTGCGGTGTCTCGCCGGATAGGTCCATCTTTTGCCAGAGATTGGTCATTGCACGATCACCCTACGAAGTCGGGAACAGGCCGGTCGGCACAATGTATGAGGCGCCCGTGTATCGGGCCGCACCCTTCGTGATCCGGAGCTGGTCAACGTTGCCCTGAAACGGATTATTGCCATTTGGGCGAGCGCCGATGCCGGTCGAGTAGCCGCTTATCGGGGTGCTGCTGCTGGTGAACGTCGAAGTGCGCGATCCGTTGTGATAGGTGGAGTACGTGTTGTCCGTGCGCGTGACCGCGACATGGCCGGACCAAGCGCCGGTACTAAGCGAAGATGCAACCCGAACAGCGTTTGCGATGTCCCAGGTTGAACCGTTGCTGCTGGAATAGAAGTCCAAGTTTGTCCCGGTCCATAGGATGGCTTGCGCGGCAAATGTCAGGTCGTCCTGCACATACACAACGGCTTGGGCAACGGTAGGACCGTCCTCCGGGTAAAGTTGAAACTCAATCGTGAAGTCGCCGGACAGGCGCAGGCTCGCGGCGTCGGCAATGGTCAGGTAGTCGCCGGTCCCATCAAAAAGCACACTGCTTGACCCTGCCGCAGCGCGGGCCGTGCTGATTTGTGCATCACCGTTGAAGGTAATCGTGTGACCGATCGGGCTTCCATCCGTGGTGGATGCGGCCCCGTTTGCGCCTTCAAAATTGCAAATCAGCGACGTTAGCGAGTAAAGCAGATCGGACGCTCCGGCGACTGTCGTCGTCGCCGCGCGCACCCTCGCCCCAATCGGCCGCCGCCCTACCGGCAACCCCATCGCTCCCGGATCAAGCGCCATCAGTAGTCGGCCCCCATCGCTTCAGCGACCATGTTCCCGCTCGATACGGTAACCGCCGTCGTGAAGCCGAGGACCGCACTCGCCGGCAGCGGCATGGCCTTGTTCGGGTCGTCCTGGTCGATGATCGTGACCCGCCCGCCATTCGCGGTGGTCGCCGCCAGCGTGTGCGCCTCGATCAGGCTGTCCAGGTGCGGGAGATAGGTCCAGGTCGATCCGCTGTCGGTCGACAGGAAAAACCGCACGCTGGTCGCGGTCACCGTCGCGGTGGCGCCGGCGTAGAGCCCGGTGATCAGCGTTCCGTCCGAACCCGCCGTGATCAGCGTTGTGATCGTGCCGGAACCATCAGTGTTCGTATTCGCCGTCGATACGGCGGCCACGGCATAGCGCGGCGTCTGCGGCCAGGCGGGAGTGTTCGTCACGGCCATGGTGCTGTCTCCTCAGATCGACAGTGCGTAGGCGGCACCGAGGGTGACCGCGTAGGACTTGTGGGTGGTGCCGTTCACGGCGAGGGTGCGGGTTTCGTTGCCCCCGCCGTTCTGCGTCGTGGCGGACAGGCCGTCGCCGGCCAGAAGCTTCGTTTCGAGATCGCCCGGCGTGGTGTCGTCGCTGGATACCTTTACGCCGTTGACCGCCGCCGCTGCATCGACCGCACTCGCCGCCGCCGCCGAGGCGCTGGACGACGCCGCGGACGCGCTGGATGACGCAGCCGCCGCCGATGAGGATGCCGCCGACGCACTGGCAGACGCAGCCGAAGCGCTGGACGAAGCCGCCGATGCACTCGCCGCCGCCGCCGTGATATCCGCTCCGAGATAGCCGACGATCTGGAAGTTCGTGCCGTCGTAGCGGAGATCAACGATCGCGCCCGCAACCAGATCGCCCGCCGACGGATCGTCGCCGGTCGGCCGCTTGATCGCCTTCGCCCCCAGGCTGTTGACGTTGATCGTGCAGGCGCCGGTGTTGGCCGCCGAGACCTTCATGGAAATGCGCAGGCCCGCCACGTAGGACGCGGGCGCCGTGGTCAGCGTGACGACATAGGCATCGGCCGCACCGGTGTCCGCCGCATAGGTGACCCGGTCCTGCTTGATGATCGCCTCGCCGGGCAGCTTGTCGAAGCCGGCCTCGACGGATGAGGACAGGTTCGAGACGTCCGCCGCCCGTGCCAGGGTGTTGGGGTTCGGCGGGGTGTAGTCGCCGCTGTCGAAGTAGTCGTTCATCAGCCCATCCTCTTGCGGCGACGCCTGGACGCATTGATGGTCAGGCCGTGGAGAACGTGCGGCTCCTCGTATGTCGACGAGTGGATGACCGCGATCGAGACGTTTTCCCCGATGCCGTCGAGCGGCGCCTTCGCCAGGCCCTCGGCCCCGGCCGACCAGTAGAAATCGCCATAGGTGGACTCGTCCCAGAACCCGCCGCCGCCGCTCACATCGAAGGACAGCAGCGCCGGCGAGGGGTTGTTCGCATCGGCATAGGAAAGCTCGGCCGTCATCTTGAGCGTGGTCGGGCCGGCGCAGTCGACCTCGAGCACGGCGGAGTGCAGGCGCTTCTCGTAGCCGACCGATCCCAGGTGATTGAACGCGAGGCGGCATAGCGCGCTGATCGCAGACCCGTCGAAGCTGGTGCCGGCGTCCATCTCGTAGACCCAGCCGTCGTCGTCGCCCATGAGCAGGACTTCCTGCCCGCTCGCGTCTTCGGCCGAGATTGCCCACTCGATGGTGACGCCCAGATCGAACGGGAGGATTTCCGGGTACTTCCGGCCGAAGAACACGGTCAGGCCCGTGCCGTCGGAGAAGAACAGGCGATACTGACTCTTCACCCGTGAGCGCTGAGACGCCTTGATCGTGGCGCCGCTCGCCCGCTTGGCGCGGATCCACGGCTCGACCATGCGCGAGATCGTGCCCATGGTGAAGTTGCCGAACCGCTCCGTCGTCGACAAGCTGCGGATGCCGCGGTTGTCCACATATGTCGGCGTGCCGATGAGCTGCATCGACCACTCCTGCACCCCGGACTCGCTGCTGAACCGGCGCAGGTTGAAATTGTTGCTGTCGTCTCCGTAAAGCACGCTGATCCGGTCTTTGCCGCCGACCACCATGGCGGACTCAAGCACGTCGAGGAGTGCCGTCACGTTGGTCCCCAGACCGATCTCGGCGGCGCCCGTCACCGGGCTCCATGCGTAGGGGTCTCCAATGGACGAGTTCTGCAGCGAGCCGCCGGGGAACGACAGGAACAGGTGGTTCTTGAACGCCTCGATATGGTTCGGCGTGTCAACCGCCATGCCGGTGATGATCGGCACCAGCACGGACCCGTCCCATTCCATCGCCGTGCCCTGGCCGTTGACGAAATAGGCCCGGGTCAGGTTCGACGCCCCGAAGAAGTTCTCGATCCTGCACTCGTACCGCCCGCCGGCCGGCAAGGTGATCTGCGCGGAGTTGCCGGCTATGGTCGCGAGGTTCGTGGACGCGCCGACGTTCAGGTTCTCCGCCGCGTACGTGCCGGTTTGCCCGGAGAGGATGAGCCGTCCAGCCGCGTCGCCGCCGGCCCAGGTGCCCGAGGTGAGGATCACGCGCTCGACAGTCGCTGTCGCGCCAGACGTGGCCCCGGTGATGGTGTCGCCTTCCTCGATCTCGGTCGTGCCGCCGGAGGTGAACCCCAGCGTTCGACCGAAGGTCTGCAGCGCCCACCCGCTCGAGGTGGCCTTGAACATCTGCCCGGCGGTGCCGCCCGAATTGTCGCGGAAGACGTAGGCGTCACCGTTGAGGATGAACCCGCCGCGTGTCGGCCCGGATCCGGTTGGTTTCGCGATCAATGCCCGCGCCGTCTCGATCGCGTCGCGTATCCATGTCGTGTGGTTGGTGTCGTTGCTCGCGCCCCGCAGAACGGCCGTGCCGTCGGCTACGCACTTCGTCGCGGCCGACACCTGCAGGTTCTCGTCATCCTGGAACGTGCCCGATACGGTGGTCAGCACCAGATACCCGGCCGCGTCGCTGCCGCCGTAGCTGCCGCTGGTGACGACGCCGTCGATCAACGCCTTGCCTGTCGCCCCGCTGGTGGCGCCCGTCACGGTGTCGCCCTCGGAAACCGCAGCGGTGCCCGCGTCGAAGCTCAGGACGTAGTACGTCGCCGCCGAAGGTTTCGGCCGCCCGTCGTATCGCTCGAACCCCTTCAGGCGCCCATAGCCGCGCTCGATCGGCTCGTAGTTCACCGCCGAAATCGCATGGCCGGAGTTGGTCCGGATCGCTGGCGTGATCAGATCGAGACCGCCCAAGATCGGGAAGTGCTGCGGGGGGAGCATGTTCGTCATGCCATCTTGCTCCCGGCCCGGGTGATCGAGGGGAGTTCGGTGATGACCATGTCGCGGTAATAGTCGGCCCAACGGCGGCGGCCCGGCAGAAGCGCCAGCGGCCCGCCCTCGTCGTGCTCCGCCAGAAACTCCAGCGCGTAGGAGACGATTGCCTGGTGGTAGTCTTGCGGCAGGATCGGCACTTCGTCGTTGGCCGCGAGGCGCTGCGCGCTGCGGATGTACCATCCCGTGAGCGTGTAGACCTTGTCCGGCTTCGGGCCGATATGCAGGTTGCCGGTCGGCGCCACGGCCCAGAACCGGGGGCGGCTGTCGGTCTGCGTCCCGCGCAGGAACCGGCGCTTGAACACGGGCCAGTCGAGCCAGCACAGCGGCTGCTCGTCGCCTACACCCGTGTCGGGGTCGTAGACGGTGAATGCGTCCTGCTCTCCCCTGCCCGGGGGCCAGAAGCCGAAGTTGGTGATCGACAGGGAGCCCGACGTGTACTCGCCGGTGCTGGCGATCAGGGGAGCGGTGAACTCGGTATTGCGGAACCGCCATGTGCGGTGCCGGTTCTGGATCTGGACCCAGGCTTCAGCGGTCCAGGCGACGATCTTGGCGTCGCGCCCGGTCTGCCCGGTGACCGCCGCCGGCCGCGTCGTGAAATTGTCCGCCGTCCCGCTCTCGCGGTACAGGTCACGGCACAGTTCCAGGAACGTCGACATGGCGGCGGCTACCCTTCAGGGTGTCAGGCGGCGGCGGTCTGCTTCGGGGCCGGGCCCATGAAACTGACCGGATAGGCCGGAACATCCTCGCCGTCGTCGATGCCCCCGCCGTCCTCGTCCGGGATCGCGGAGTAGACCTTGGTCTTGGCGTCGGCGAGGATGTCGGCGTACTTCTTCTTCACCACCTGCGGCTTGCCGCGCTCGATGAAGATGCCCGACCCGTTGTGGGAGACGAATACCGGCTCCTGGCCGAGCTTGCCCTGCCCGTTGGCCGATCGCTCCTTGGAGATGGTGATGACCACATACTTCTCGCCCTCCTTGATGGAGCGGGCGTTCGCCAGCCTCTGCTGACGGCGGAGTTCGTTCGGATCCGGCTCGTCGAGCAGATCGTCGTCATCGATCTCGACGGCGTCGTCTTCCGCTTCGATCTCGACCGGTTCCGGCGCGGCGGCCTTCGGTGCCGGCAGGCCCTCGGCCTCGATCTCCGATTCCTCGGTCAGCCCGACCAGATCGAGCGCCGCCATGATCGACGCCCGCGGCTTGTTCGCCGGGATGTCGATGTTCAGCACGTTGATCGCGTAGTGGCGAAGCTGCTCATCGCTCGCGTCCGCCACCTTGATCATCTTCGCCTTCTTGGAAGCCATGTTGCCCTCCTCAGCTTTCGGTCACGGTCAGGGCGACGCCCTGCAACGCGATGTCGGTGGACGCCGCCGTGGTGCCGGTCAGTAGCAGATAGAAGGTCTCGTCCGCTGCCACGACTTCGGTCAGGCCGGTGACGGCAGAGTTGGCCGACGTGACGGCGGTATCGGCGGTCACGCTGATCTGCGTCATTGCATCGACGCTCGCATCCGCCACATCGGCGGCGGCGGCGGTCATCTTGCGGAGATCGGCGTCGAGCGTGACGGTGTTGCCCGCGCTCTCGATCTGTCCGATCAGGTGGAAGCCGGTGATCGTGTCGCCGACCTTCAGGCCGGGGATGGGGACAACCAGCGTGCCGGCGGTCTGGCTGGCCGCCATGGTTGCCATGAGGCCGGTATCGACCGTGCCGCCGCCGAGCGTCCAGCCGGACGTGGCGCCGATCTTGGCCTCGGTGTTGATGATGCGGGTCCGGCCGGTACGGGTGAACGTGCCCGAGCCATAGGTCAGGTTGCCCGAAGCATCGAGCACCAGCGCCTTCGATGCGGCGGCGGTGCCGGCGGTCACGTCGTCGACGAGATTGACTGCCGCGCCGATCTCATCGAGCGCGTCGCCGATCGCGGGGAAACTGCCGGTGCGCGCGGCGTTCGCGTGGTTCCGGTTCCGGCTGAGAGAGAAGGAAGATGCGCTCATCGATCAGGTCTCCTTCTTAATCGGCGCGACATCGCCGGTCTTACGCTTGTCCGACGGCACGGCTGTAACCTTGTGGGTCGCGGGCGCGTCGGTGACACAGAACACGACGCCGTCAGCCATGAGAGCCGCAATCTGATCTGCGGTCGCCGCGACGACATCGCCCTTGTCGAGTTCTCGGAACGCGGCGTCTGCGGCCGGCTCCTTCTCGATCAGAACGTTGGTGGTGGGTTCAGCCATCGTGGCCTCCTGAACGGTTGAAGGCGGGGCAGCCGAAGCCGCCCCGCCCATGGATCACCAGACCGCTTCGCGCTGGGTGTTGCCGAGGACGCGGGGCTCGGTGGCACCCGGGTCGCTGGCGACGGCCTCGTAGTGCAGCAGCTTGCCGTCCTCGCTGACCGTCGAGCCGACCGTGAAGCCCTTGGCGTAACCGCTGTCCGCGTCGCCGTGGTAGGCGATGACGGCGGCGTTGCCGGTGGCCGAGGCGACGGCGGCAGCGATCGCAACGCCGGTCTCCGTCTCAGCGGCAACGGTCAGGTCGTTGGTGCCGCTGTCGTTGATCTCGGCGTTTTCGGAGCCGAACGTGCCGACGATCCGATCCGCCTTGAAGATCAGCCAGCCGGCAGCGTCACCGCCGGCCCAGGATCCGCTATCGAGGATTACCTGGTCGACGACACCGCTAACGCCGGTGTTGGTCAGGCCGGTGATGGTGTCCCCCGCCTTGATGGCGACGGAACCGGAGGTGAAGGCCACGCGCTCGTGCATGAGGCCGACGGTGATCAGGTCGCCGTCGGTCACGTTGACGATCGTGACCTTGTCCGGGATGAAGCCGATCTCGATGTTGAGAGCGGCACCGGTGCCGTGGATGTATCCACACTGGATGGGCATGTTTCAGTCCTCCGATTACAGGGCCGTGGCCGCGACTTCGATGCGGGTCATCCAGGCCTGATTGAGGATCACGCTCGCGTACCAGAACTTCCACGACACGTAGCCGCGCTGGGCGAGGGGATCGGCCGCCGACGGGGTGGGCCGGATGATGTACGGCGTGGCCGCGTCCTTGCCCCGGAGCGGGACATGGGCGTAGGAGGCCTTGCCGATGACGATCATCGGGTACACGTCCGCGCTGGAGCCGCCGGTCGACATCATCGCCGTGCCGGACCCGTTGTAGGTTCCGCCGGCGTTGACGATCGGCCCGAGATCCGGCGAGCAGATGAACCGGAACCGCTCCACCGCACCGAGTTCGTAGTCATGCAGCTTCTGCATCGACCCGTACTTGGAGCACGGCACGAAGTTCGGCAGTTCGCGAATGTCGTGCTCCAGGTCGGTGTGGCAGAACACGATCCAGCCCGGCTCGATCGGCGTGGTCTGGAACTTCAGAGAGCCGTCAAGCATCTTGTTGACTTTGTTGGCCTTCTGGCTTTCCAGTCCGCGCACGGCGGCGCGGAGCTTGTTCATGCTGATCGGCGTGTTGACCGCGTTGCGGGCGGCGCCGTTGGCGTAGTGGACGGACGTGCCGGCCTTCAGGACGCCGTAGCAAATGGCCTCCTGGGTGCGGCCGACGTTCTCGCCGGCCTGCTCGGCGGCGTCGTTGATGACGTCGTTCTCGTGGAGATCCTCGTCCTTATCCGTGGTCTGGATCACCATGCCGTACTGCGCGAGAACGGCGGTGACGTCCTCGTAGCGGAACGCGGTTGCGGTCGGGGTCACGCCTTCCTGCAGCGGCACGGTGGCGGCCTGGAAGGGGATGGGGCGGCGGAAGCCGATGGTCTCGGTCTTCTTGCGCGGCATCCTCTTCACTTCGCCGAACTTGCCGAGCACGATGACGGGCTGGGCGTATTCGAGAAGCTTGGTGACCGCGTACATATTCGTCAGCGGCGTGTTGCTGCCGCCCGAATCATAGGTCGTAACAGACATTGCTCAGGATCCTCATGGATCCCAGCGAGCGTTCAGCCAGTCGCGCGGCGACGCTGATCGTACTGCCGGGCGTAATGCTCGAAGGCTTCCTCTTCACTCGCGTTCGGGCCGGGCGTGGTATCGACCACGCGACCGGCGCCGGAGCGCGGGCCTGGGGCCGCCGTCTCTCTCTGGCGTTGGCGCTTGCTGGTGAGGTTTTCACCGGTGCCCTTGCCTCCGCCGGCGGCCTGCCGGGTTTGGGTCTGGGCGGCTCCGGGCACTGCTCCGGCCCCACCTGCGCGCTGTTCGTACTTGAAGAGCTTGAGGACTTTGCTGGCGCCGACAGGGTCAACGATCGCGTCGCGGTTCTTGTCCACGATCGCCCGGATATCATCCGGCTGATCCGCGACCCACTGGTGCCAGTCAGGCGAGTTCACGACGTCGTCAAGATCCTCGTGTTCGCCCTTGAGAGCGGCGTAGTTCGCTTCCGCCTGCCGGCTCGCCTCTACCTCGCTCAGGCCGCCGACCGTGCCACGCAGTTCTTCAAGCTCTGCGTCACGGGCGGACAGTTCTGCCTGGAAGGCGTCGGCGACTTCCGGGAAGTCGTCCTTGAACTTCGTCCACTGCTCCGATGTGAAGCCCTTCGGCCGTCCGTCCGCTCCCGCGCCACCGTTACCCGCCTGTCGCGGGGAGGTTCGGGTCTGCTGTTTCGCACGATCAAGGGCTGCCGCCATGCGCGCGATCTTCGCGTCCTGGCCGGCCCTCTGCTTCTTCAGCGTCTCGTATTCAGCGCGTAGCTGTTCCGGGGCGTTGGCCCACGGGTCGGCGTCCTGTCCGTCCTGGTCCGAACCGCCAGTTGCTCCGCCATCGCCGGCATCGGAGGGCTGGCCGGCCCCCGTCTGCTGGCCCGCGGCTGGGCCTCGATCTCCGTCAGTGTCGTCCGCCGAATTGTCTTCGTCCTGGTCGTCGTCCAGCCCGCCAGTGCCGTCATCGCGGTCCTGGCCCTCGCTGGTGTCCTTGCCGTCGCGTTCGGCCTGCAGTCGCTCCCACGCGGCGTTCTCCGCTGCCTCAATGGCCGCGGCGTCGGGTGGGCCTTGCTCCTGCTCGCCGGTCTGCTGCTGCTCTGACATCCGACAACCCGTTCAGTTTTGAACTAGGGGGACGCTGGTTGCTCTCGCAGTCTTTCGCAATAGAAAAAAGCTATCGGATATTCCGAGCGTCATAGGGCAATTTGATGATCGACTCCATGGCGGCGAGATAGCCCCGCTCGAACTCGGTGGCTTCCGGGCTCATGCCGTGAGACTTCAGGCGCTCGATCGCGCCCTCCGCCTTGGTGATCAGGTACGGCTCCAGCGCCGCCCACGTTGCCGAGTGGATATCGACAGCCAGGCCAACGGCTTTCGATGTCGTGGCCGGGTCCGCGTCGGATCCTCGCTTGTTGAGGAACCGCTGCAACTCCGGGGGCAGGCGGCCGGACATCAGACCGCCCCGCCGGAGGATTTGCCCGTCGCCTCGGCCATCGCCATTTCAGCCGCAAGCGATCGCTCCTGGTGGCCGATCTTCATGGCCTCCCGGCTGAGAAGCGCCCGTAGTTCCTCTTCCTTCATGTTCAGCGTCTCGGCAAGCTGCATCATCTTGGTGTCACGCTCGATGTTGGCGAGCTCGATCTTGGTCTGGCGATCCATGACCGCAATCTCGCGCTGAACCTCAAGCTTCAGCATGTCCGGGTCCGGCTGTTGCGGCTGCTGAGCCTGAGCGCGGCGCCACTCCTCGATCTCGTCGTCGGTCAGCACCCAATCGTCGGCCGGCACCTTCCCGGCGGCGACCACGCGGCGGTACGCTTCGGGCAGGCGGGTCATTGCTCTGATCTCGGGGTCGCTTAGGGCAAGCTGGAACAGCCCGATCATGTTCTGCGCCTGGATCTCCTGCACCAGAAGCACGGACGATCCGCGGGCCACGACCTTCATGTCGCCCTTGATCGACTGGTCCTGGCTCCACTGCATCGTCCAGTCATAGAACCGGCGGATCAGCGGCGTGGTCAGGTAGTCGTCGAAGTCCTTCACCACGCGGCGGAACACCACATTGGTCGAGTTCATCAGGATCGACATGCCCTGGGCCGTCTTCGTGACCTGGCTGTTCTGCTGACCCTCGGCAAGCATGGAGATGCCGGTCTCGTCGTCCACGAACTGCATGGCGGCGTTCACCATTGCCATCAGGTCGCCGAGATTGGACGGCAGGCCATGGACCTCGAACAGGCGCTCGCCCTGCGTGGTCACGCGGGTCTTGAGCCATATCTTGCCGGCCTCGATGTTCCACGACCCGTCTTCCGGCTCGATGCCGGTCTTGTCGATCACGACCTGCGGGACGGTGGACAGGCCGGCGTTGTCCAGGATCGCACGCCAGAACGCGCAGATCGCGGCCTGGATGTCGCGCATCTGGTAGGGAACGCCATAGCCCCACACGCTGCCGTCGTCGCGCTGCCAGCAGAACGTCGAGTAGATGCATTCGCCGGAGTCGAGGGCCTGTTCTCCGAACTTGATCACCTCGCCATCGCAGAACCAGACGCAGACGTGGACCTCGGCAAGCGGATCGACGTCCTCGTAGTCGCTCGCCATGTCCTGCCGGCCGATCGCACGGGCGATCTCCATCATGTCTTCTGCCGTGAGCACACCGTAGTACTCGAAGACGTGGAAGGTATCGGACGATCCGTCCTGGTGGTTGCCCGTGATCGTGCGGAGATCGTTGACGAAGTATGGGGAGCTCTCGCGCGGCCCGCGCTTGATCAGCCGGCGGATCGCCTTGCGGTCAAAGCCGGGAAGCTGCGCCAGCTTTCGCAGGTGCCGCTCCTTGTACAGGTGCCGCTCATAGGTGCCGTCTCCGTCCTTGATGTCGGGGATGTCCGGATCGGGGAAGAAGTGCCACGGGTCGACGTAGTACGCCGCGCCCCGCATCATGTCCTCCTGCGGCTCCATCACCGTGAAGGGGATGCCGCCCGGGCCAAGCACCTCCTGCCACTTCATGGCGGGCTTCATCTGCTTGACCGGACCCTTGATGATGCCGGTCCCGAGCTTGCAGGCGTCCTCAATCACCCGGCGGGCCTGGTGGTTGTATTCGCATTCCACGAGTTGATCGTGGATCTCTTCCTGCATTCCCTCGGCGGCCCGGTCGGCCTTCTGGATCACAGCGCGGGCGCGGGCGGCCTCGTCGAGCACCGGCTGCGCCTGGGCGATCATCGCCTCGGCCTCTTCCTGCTGGCCGGACTCCAGGAGCATGTTCGCCTGGTCCTCGACCTGCTGGCCCATGGCGTCGACCTCCTCGAGGCGCCGGACCAGATCGGGAACGGGCGTCGGCTCAATGCCCCAATTCCGGTCGTCGGTCGGGAACAGCATGTCAGAGAGCTTCGCCGCCGCGGTGTTGGTCTTCGACCGGGTGACGTTGAGGTACAGTTCGCTGCCCTCGCGCTTGGCGAGCTCGCTCAGGATGTCGGACTCGTACTTGCCGTGGTACTGCCGGAGATCCTGCAGGCGCTCCTGTTCCCACGGGCGCTTGAGCCCGATCCGGCGGTTGACCTCCGCCTCATGTTTGCCGACGAACCCGCGCAGCCGCTCGGCAAGGGCGTCGTCCTGGTCCTGCTCATTGCCGTGGACGGCGAGCACCTGGTAGTCGCTGGCTTCAGCTTCGATCAGGGCCATGGTCCATCTCCTCAGTAACCGACGCGCTTGCGGGCGCCGCGCTGCACCGTGCGGGTCATCGTTTTCTCGACCGACGCGACCATGAGGCCGCCAGTGACCAGCATTCGAGTTGCCCGCATCAGTGGGTGATCGTCATCTACCGGCTTGCCGTCTTCGCCCTTGTGATATGTCCGGTACTCCCGCAGCCAGTTCCCGCAGGTCTGGCGGCACACCTTCAGGCGGCCGGTCGCGAGGCGGTTGGCGATCTGCGCCGTGCCGGCCTCGAATGGATCGGGCAGCGGGTTCAGCTTCACGCCCTGGCTTAGGTAGTTCGACAGCACCTGTCGCCCCACGTCCTCGGTGCGCCGGCTGCCGGTCGGATTGAACACGCCGGGTATCCACTCGCCACGCAGCTTGATCGCTGCGGCCTGGGTTGCCAGATCGGCGGCGGAGCGAACGTCGGTGGCGTAGAGATAAAGGGTGTCGTCGGCCGGGTCCAAGGCGCTCCACAGCGCGGCGATCTTGTCGGGGCCGACATCCAGCACGAACGCCCGGGGCCAATACGCCGGGATCTTGCCCACGTCGTCCGCCTCGTAGACGAAGTCCGGTTCCGGCGCGCGGAACACGTTGCCCTCGCCCATGGTGGGGAACAACTCGGTCATGGCCCACACCAGAGCATCGGCGCGGTCGGGGCTGCCGTCGCCGTCGTAGCCGGCCGGGGTGATCTTGCAGAGTTGGTCTTCCAGCGCTGGGAAGGTGCCGACGTGGCTGATCTGCCCGGCCTCGTACCGGCTGGCGATCGGTTCGGCGCGGACGTGCTTCCCCCGGCTCGCATAGACTTCGATGATCGGCAGGCCAACGCGCTCGGCCTGGAGAGTTTGGCGCACAAGGTCACCGCCCTGGTTGCGCTCGATGACGATGGCGTCGGCGTTGTGCTTGTCGAACTGTTCGATGGCGCGGCGTGCCCACTGACGCGGAGAGCCGGACAGCGACCCGTCTTCGATGACATAGCCGCGCTCGTCGTCGCCCTTCGCGGCCACGATGATGCCGTGCTCGTTCGATCCTTCCTCGGCGCTGACGGCGTGATCGACCGCGACGATGATGCGATGGAAGGTGATACCTTCCTCGTCCAACTCTTCGAGAGTCTTGCGGTGCTCGGCGATGTTCGCGCGGTTGAAGATAGCGCCGACGGCCTGGGGCTCGTACTCGCCAAGCCAGATGTGGGCGTAGCGTTCGGGCCGCGCTCGCTCATCCAGCGCCCGGTCGGCCTCAAGCTCGTCGGTGAAATAACGGTTCTGATCATAGTTCACCGGCCGAATGATGGCGTTCTCTGGAATGATCGGCCCGCGGAAGAATTGATCGACCGGATCCTGGGCGCTGCGCGGGTTCCAGGAGAACCACATCTCGGACCCGGGCTTGCGAATGGTGGGACGCAGCATTTCGAGCGATCGGCCGGAAAGCGTCTGCGCCTCCTCGACCCACGCGATATCGAAGCCCTCCAGCGACTTGATGGACTCGGCCGTGTGGTCCTGCATCCCCTGGAAAATGATCGTGCCGCCGCCGGGCGTCTTGATTTCGTCGCGCTGGCAGTCGAACAGATACCCCAGGCCGAACAGTTCGATCTTGTCTTCGATCAGCCGCTTGACCGACTCCCGCAGAGACTTCTGTACCTCGCGGACGCAGACCGCTCGCAAGCCATGGTTCGCAGCCGCGTTCGCCACCATCGCCTCGGCGAAGAAGTGCGACTTGGCCGATCCGCGCCCGCCGTAGAGGGCCTTGTACCGGCTTGGCCGCATGAAGTCGGTGAAGACATCCGAGGCGGTGCCTATTCGGACGACTGGTTGCCCCATAGGACAATTGGCCCTCCATTGGCTCCGGTGTGTTCAACCTGCTTCTTGTTCGAGAAGGCATCGCCCACCTCTTTCGCCGCCTGCTCCAGCAGCGCCCGGGTGGTGTCGTAGTCGCGGGCATCGAAGGTCTCGGCCGCCATGTCGTCGAGCATTCGCAGGCGCACGACCTTCTGCGATATGCCGACAGCCGCCGCCTTTTCCAGGAACTCGGCGCGGGCTTTCTCGAACAGGCTGCGCCACTTCGCCCCGAGCCGCCGCCCGGCCCACTTCGTCGGGTCATAGAACTCGACGGTCTGGCGGGTGATCGTCATCCCGTGTTCTTCCTCGAGGCGCTTGACCACCGTAGACGGCGTCTCGAAGCAGGCGATCTGCGTGACGACAAACTCTTTGTGGGTGTCGTTCAGCGTATGCGTGGGGGCCTCGCCGGGCTTCAGGACGCCGCGCTTCTTGGTCATGCCGCCCTCATCATCCGCCGCGCCTTCCGCCCGGGCACGCTCATCGGCGGGCTGATCCGCGTGCTCGCCCCACCGTCCAGCCACGCACGGCCGCGCTCGGTCAGCCTGATCTGCCACGGGTAGACGCGGTATCCGCTCTCCTCCCACGGGTCATCGATCTTCATGTCGCACGGCGCGACGGCGGCCAGCCCATAGGTCAGCAGTTGCCGCACCGGGTCAGCGCCGTACTGACGCTCTCCGCGGACGGTCCACGGGTCGGGCTCGTTCTTCAGCGGGTGGGTGCTGAACACCACCTTGCCGTCGGGCTCGGCCAACTGGCGGGCCATGGCGACGGCGTCGGGCGACAGGGCGAGCGAGGTTGTGGTGGCGGCGCTACGCATCGGCGGGGTCTTCCCGCTGCTCGTGGGCGCAGATTTCTCGCGCAGTTCGACTGGCGACCGCCATCGCGACATCAATGAACTCGTCGGCTGACGTAACTTCACCTGAGTTCTCGGTGCGATAGACCGCCGAGAACTCCCGGCTTTCCCCCGCATGGTCGATAAAGCGAATGGTGGTGGTGGTGCTAAGCATTTCAAACATCCTCAACCCTCCCGCGCGCCTCGGTGTAGGGGTTCGACATCGCCTGTTGCTCGACCGAACTCCGGCGCGTGTCCCGGATCAGCGCGCAGCCGACCAGAGCGAGACAGGTGACGAAGCCGGCGGCGAACCAAGCGAAGGCGGCCATCACGTCCACTCCGTGACCTGTGCCTGCCCGGCCGTCGACGCCCACGTCCCGAGGATCTGGCCCAGGTACGTCTCGGTGTTCCCGTTTGTCTGGTACGTCGGCAGATCGTACCGCTCGTTCGCCGCCACCTGCACCGAGTGGGCCGAGGTGCTGTTCACGGTGACGCCGCCGTCCAGCAGCAGGAACAACGCCGCGCTCGACGTGTTCTGGATCGTCGCCGCCTTGCGGGCGTTGTTCGCGGCGAGAATCGTCTGCGTTGCGGTGCTGCCGGTGACCGTGGTGCGGTTCGGTGTCATGCCCATGTGCTCGCTCTCCTGCGGCTACGCGGCGACCTGCGCCGCCTTCTGGTGGGTGAGGTTCTGGAGCATCCGGACGTAGCCGGCCGGGTACATCTCCGGATTCGCCAGCGCGTGCTGAACCGCCTCATCGTCGGGATCGAACTCCTCGAGATGGTCGGCGCCCTGGTCGTTGTGCGCGGTGTGGAACCCGGCCCGCTCCATCGCCGGCGCGACGGCCATCCACTGGTTCAGCGAGCAGTGGGAGGGGACGCGGACCACCACCGGGCGCTTGGCGTGCGGGTGGATGATCTGCGGTTGGGTCAGCGGCTTGCGGACCAGTGCCATGGGCTCGTCGGTGCCGTTGCGCACGACCTGCAGCGCGGCGGCGGCCTCGATCGTCTTGGCCGGCACCGGACGGCACGCCGTGGTGACGTGGAGGGCGTAGCGAAGGGCGGCGTTCGGGGTCATGTGTCCAGGCCCATCCGGCGGCTGTCGAAGCGTTTGGCGCCTCCCTGTTCGCCGGCTGCCGGGGCCGGCACTTCCGCCGGTTCCGGCCCGAGCAGATACGTCTCGTAGATCTCAGCCACCATCGGGACGCCGAACGCTGACTCCCTCCCGGCCGCGACGGTATACACCGCCGCCAGGAACGCCGCGCGCCGGATCAGATCGGCCCGGTCACCTGCAATTTGGTTGGCTTTCTCTCGCAGTGTCGCCGCAAGCCGATCTGGGCACCCGTCTCCTGGTTCGGTGATGGGTAGCGGCACCTTTGCCAGCAGATCGGCAAGCGCCACGATGTCGCCCTTATCGCCTGCAGTCCGGTCAGTCGCCATCTCGTTCACCTCCGTGATCGATAGGAACCCGCTATCGGCTTTCGCAGTCTTTCGCATCAAAAAACTATCGCTGCGTCTCCAGCCCGAACCTCTGGGCAATCCCGCGGACCTCGCTCGGGACCAGCCCCAGCACCGCCGCCACCTGCGTCGCCGGGTCGCGCAGGACCGTCAGTGCCTCGATCACGATCAGGTCTCGGCCCATCGATCCGCTAGGGGACCGATCCCGCAGAGCCGCCCGCCTGCCCTCGTGGCAGCGAACGCCGTGGCCGATCGTCGTGTGGTCCCGCCCCTCGATCCGGCCAATCTCCGCGAGCGACAGGCCTTCGACGTGGAGCAACCACCAGAACGCATGGCGGGCCAGAACTTCAGCCGGCCGCCGTGTCCGCCTTCGCATCGACGTCTCGGTGACGCCGTAGCGCCGGGCGGTCTGGCTGCGCAGGTGGTCGGCTTTCTCTCGGTTCTGCATATCGGTTTACTCGGTGTCAGTTTTCAGTCAGGCCTGCTGCCCCGCCTCTGCGAGCATGGCCTTCGCCCGCCGGGACTTCTCGACGTCGGTCAACTTCGGGTCGCGGCCGATGCTGGCGAGGGCGTCGTACCTCTCGCGATCTCCGGTGCGGGTGAAGTGGTTGATCGCGGTGCCGAACGCCATGCGACCGTCAGGCAGGGTGAGTTCTCGCATGGTCGCGGCGTCGCGCTCGGTCGGGTTGCTGGCGATGGCCTGGCGCACGTCCTGGTCCCTGGCCTTAAGCATCCGCGGCGGGTCTTTGCCGTCCTCGGCCATGCGGACGTTGGCCTCTCGGAACGCCTGCCGGCAGATGGCCGGGGTGGCGCCTGCGTCGATCCAGTCGAGGGCGTACTGCAGGTCGGTGGGGTGCGGATAGGCTCGGCGGTGCTGGGGCGACCAGACCTCGGCGATCATGTCGTCGAACTCGCCGATGATCTCCCGAGCCATGGCCTTTCGATCGTCCTGCCCCTGGCCCTGCTCGGTCGGGTCGGCGCGATCGTCGTGGGGGGGCTTTGGGGGGGACTCTTCTCTTATCTTCTCTTCTCTTATCTTATCTAGGCGGGACATTTCGTGACACTGCGTGACACTGCGTGACGGGGTCTGTGACGCAGCATCGTCACGTTGCCTCTCGCGCTGCGCTCTTTTCCGCTCGGCGGCGGTGCTATCTTCCCGTTTTGGCTGACGTTTTTCCCACGAGACCACGCGGTCGCCGTCGAGCACTTTGCCCTGCATCGCCTGGTAGATCGCCTCTACCTGCTCGGGCTCCATGTCAAAGGCGGCGGCAACGTCTTCGTGGTTCCAGCCCTCCAGCACACCTCTTTCGGCTGCCTGAGAGGCGCATTCGAGCATTGCGGCCCAGACCGACAACGTGTCACGCAATGTCACGCTTGCTCTGCGTGACACCACCCGCCACTTGGGATCGGTCACTGTTCCGTGGTGCCATCGAAGCCAGTCCATCAGTTCACTCCATCGGTGATCACACCGGTTTCCATGTTGGCGTAGAGTTTCGCGTACCCGGCCCGGCCGCCGCGGCGCTTGCCGACGATGATCTCCATCCGATCGCGGGCGGCTTCCATCTTCTGGCGCCACTGGTCCTGGCGGGTCATGAACTTGCCCATGTCCTCCTCGGCACGCTGCACCGGCTCGGACTTCTCCAGGTAGTAGGACTCGCGGTAGGGGAAGAAGACGACATCAGCGTCCTGCTCTATGCTGCCGCTCTCCCTCAGATCAGCGAGCCCCGGCCGCTTGTCCTCCCGCTGCTCGACGGCGCGGGAAAGCTGGGACAGCGCGACCACGGGGCACTCCAATTCCTTCGCCAGCGCCTTCAGCGCGCCGGTGATCTCGGTCAGGTCGTTGGTGCGGTTGTTGTTCCGGTTGCGACTGGTGTTCCCAGGCGCGATCAGTTGCAGATAGTCGATGAACACCGCGCTCAACCCGTGGCGCCGGCGCATCCGCATGGCGCGGCGGCGGATCTCGCGGACGTCGCTGGCCGGGGTGTCGTCGATGTGGAGCGGGATGCGGGACAGCGTCTCGTGCGCCTCGGAGATCTTCATGAACTCGTCCTGGCCGAACTCGCCGTTTTCCTGGCGCTCCTGGCTGATCCCCGTCTCCATCGCGATCATGCGCTTGGCGATCTCGTCGGCCGGCATCTCCAGGGAGAAGAACGCGACCGGCAGGCCCTTCATGGCGATGTTGCGGGCCATGCGCACCGCGACGGCGGACTTCCCCATGCCGGGGCGACCACCGCCGATGTAGAGCCGCCCCGGCCCCAGCAGCCCGATGGCGCGGTCCAGGTCGACCATGCCGGAGGACACGCCCCCAGCCTCGGGGCCGTCGCGCATGACTCGCTCAGCCGCTTCCAGGGCCGCATCCAGGCCGGAGGACACGGGCAGCAGGTCGCCCTTGCGCGCACCGTGACTGGCGAGGGCGTCCAGGTCGCTCTGCGCGGCGCTCACGATCGCGGTCATGTCGTCGAGGGAGTGATCGCGGGCGTTGTTGACCAGCGTCTCTCCGATGTCGATCGCCTCGCGGCGCTGCCAGCAGTCGAAGATGACCCGGCCATAGTCGGCGGTGTTGATGACCGTGACCACGGATCCGGCCAGCGTGACGAGATACTGAGCCCCGCCGACGTCTTTCAGCGCGTCGTCCTGGTCGAAGACACCTTTGAGCGTATGCGGTGCGGCCTGCCGGCCCTGGTCGATCAGCTTGGCGCACTCGGCGTAGATCCGGCCGTGGACCGGGTCGGCGAAGTGCTCCGGTTGGAGAAAGTCGACGACGCGCTCATAGGCCTTGTTGTTGACCATGATCGCGCCGAGCAGCGCGGCCTCGGCCTCGAGGTTGTGCGGCGGCTCGTTGTCCTGTTCGTGGGCCAATTCCGCGCTCAACGCACCCTCCCCCGAACCCGGTTATCCCACTCGTGCCCAGGGGCTCCGACCGGAGACATGAGCCAGTGAGGCAGGGTCCAGGCGCCAAGCGCATCCAAACTCGGTTCGGCGTAGATCACGCGTCCGGCGCTGGAAATCGCGTGCCCAGGCGCGGCCGTGCACTCTGCGCCGTCTGCCATCTGCGCGCTGATCCAACCGCACCAGTACGAGAGCATGTAGGGCATCGTCTCGCAGGGGATGCGGCGCATGATCTCGCCGTCTGCGCGCTCGACGATCAACCAGCCGGGGGTCATTCGGCGACCTCCGCAATCGGGGCGAACTTGTCGACCTCGTTGCCCCACGACGCCCAGCCTGGGCGCGCGGTCCGGGCAAACAGTTCGAGGTACGGCCCGGCGCAGAACCGCTCGATCCGCGGATGCGTGTCGTCGGGCTTCCGGCTGTGCTCCCGGCGTGGCGCTACGATCAGTTCACCGACATCACGGGCCAGCCGCTTCGGGCGCCCACGGCGGCCCAGAAGGCATATCTCGCACTGCTTTCGCGTTGTGTGCCCGGTGCCAATGGCAAAATCCTGATCACCGAGAAACAGCGCGTCGCGCGCGGCGGGCTTCAGCTTCCCCCACACGAACGCGGTGGAGCTGTACCGAAAGCCCCACGCCCGCAGGACGGAGAACGAGTGCTCTAGGAACGGCGGCGTCGTCCACAAAAACAGCCACGCCGACTTGGCGGCGACATCGGCCACGGGCATGGCCTTGATGTCGGCAAGCGTCATGGTCGGATAGTGGTTCTCGACCGATCGGCCCGTTTTCTTGCCGTCGAACGTCCGGAACCGCCACGGCGGATCGGCAAGCACGCAGGCAAAGCCCCCTTCAATCGTCGGCAACTTTGTTGCGCAACTTTCGTACTCGCTCACATCCGCCCCCATGCGACCGACCGGGGGCCGCGGCTTTTCCGTGCAGCGAGGAGCGCTGCGTGCGTCTCGACTTCGGTGCGGGGCGCCTTCAGTTCGTTCGCAAGCTTGCTCGGGTCGGTCACGCCTTCCCGGATCAGCCGCTCCAGCTTCGCCTCGCGTGTCGGCGTCCAGTTGAACGGACTCGGCTCGCTGCGCCGCTGGTGTTCGTAGCAATAAGAGGGGTGCCCCTCGGTTTCCCTGCCGCAGCAACGGAACGTGGGCTTCTCGCTGTTGCCCCAGAGCGGCCATCGGCACTGGCCGGACACGATCTCTGCCATGCCGACTCCATCGCCCTCTCCGAACGCTCCGGCCAGGCGCCCCGTCACTTCCACCATGGGCAGCTCCGCTTTCTTCTCGCCGTCCCGGTGCCGGCCGGGCTCGCGTTTCTTGATGGGCGATCTGCTGGGTTCGGTGAGCCCCAGCCGGTGTCTCTGGCCGGCGACCGCATTCCGGGTCACGCCCATGCGCCGGGCGATCTGGTTGAGGGACAGCCCCTCAGCGTCGAGGGCTTTCAGCGTCTCAATCCGATCCTGGGTCCACGAAACGGTGTCGATCGACCGCGCGGGCAGGCCCATCGAGTGGGCTCGGCACCATGCGGCCTCCCGCGTGATGCCAAGTCGCTCGGCGATCACGCTTGTCGCGGCGCCTTCACTCCACATCTTCTCCAGCGCAGCCTGTCGATCCAGCGTCCAGAAGCCGGCGGTGTGCTTTCCCATCAGCGGCTACTCCCCTTGAGGATTTCGAGTGTCTCGATCCGGATCCGCTCCGCCGCCATCAGTCCGCGCCGCTCAATCCGGGCCAGCATTCCCTCCAGGCCGGCGCGGCGGCATCGACAGTCGAGGACGATGCGGTCGACCACGTCTCCCAACGCCTCGAACGGGTCTGGGAACACGGTGAGGCGCGGGCATTCGGCGGGCGGCTCGGTGCGAACGATCGGGCCGCGGCGGCGGTGCTGGCCCCGGCGCGGCATGGCCCGCTCTACGCCCATGACACGACGAAGCTGCGCCAGAGCGTTCAACTCGCCGCGGCGCCTGTCCGATGGTGTCTTCGCGGCCACGTAGAGATACCGCTCGCCCTTGAAGGTGAAACGGACATTCAGGTGCGTGCCGTGCTCGATCGTGATTTCGGTAGCGCCGTGCCGTTTGGCCTCGTCAACGAGCCTGTCAATATGGCGGGCCATCTCATGCCCCCGCCTTCTGGCCCTGCGCCTCGCTCGGCAAAGGCGGGAGCGCGAGCGCCTCCTGTATCGTCGGGTTGTCCTCGCGCTGCTTCAGGTTGCTGAGATCGGCGCACCGCTGGTTGCGGCGGGCGATCCGGGCGTCGACGTTTCGTCGGTTCATGCCAGCACCTCCGCGCGTATGGGGACGTTCTCAGCCCGAAGGACGGTCACGAGTTGGTCGACCGACCGGACGATGTGCGTGTTGATGCCCAGCAGGGCGAGATCGGCGGCGACGGCCTTCTGTTCGGGCGACGCCTTGCCCTTGGGGGCCTTCAGTTCGACGCAGAACGGCCGCCCTTCGCCCAGGAAGATCAGGTCCGGAACCCCAGCGCGGACGCCCATCGCCTTGCGGATGCCGCCGATCTTGGCTGCGTGTTGACCGCTGGCCTGGATGCCTGCATCGGGCGCGAACCAGAACGGCCCGGCGGGCGGTGGCGGCACCGCGACCGTGAGGAAACGGGCCACCGACTTCTGGAGTGCCTGTTCGGGGTGCGAGCGGGTCATCGGCCTCAGACCATCCCGATCGCTCTCTTGTAGACCTCGAGCAGCGTCTCCTGCTCGTCGCGCTCGTCCTTGTCGATCCGCCGCAGCTTGAGGATTTGGCGCATGATGGCCACGTCGAAGCCGCCGGCCTTGGCCTCCGCGAAAACCTCGCGGATGTCTGCGGCGATCTCTTCCTTGCTCTCGGTCAGGTTCTCGATCCGCTGGATGAAGGAGTCGAGTTGCCCGGCGTTGATGCCGCCGACGTAGGGGCTATCAATCGTGGTGGTGGTGTCCGGCTGTTCGGTGGTGTGAAGCATTCTCAGGCTCCCGAGAAAGGGGCCGGGACCGGATGTGCTGGTCCCGGCGAGTTAACAGGGAGGTTTCACGTCTGGGAGACGAGAGAGGCCGGGAAACATCGAAGCCGGCCCCTCTACGGCCTCAAACCCGCCGCCATCACGCGTATCGGGCTGTCAAGGTGCCGGTCTCTCCCGGCTGTCACGCCCATAAACTCAGACGTTGCAGGCCAGTCCGCGCTGGCCTCGCCTACTCCCGCTTCAACAGCAAACGCCGTGATATTGCTCTGACGGCATCCACCTCCACGGTTTCGCTCGGGATTCTTCTTTCCGCCCTATGCGGGCTGTGTGGTCGGCTTAGCGGTGAGGGCCGGGCGCTACTCCGGCTCGGGGTGTTACTGGAAACTCCCCCATAACCTGAGAGGCCCCACGATCCACGGCAGGGGCTTCAATGGCCGGTTACGTCCGGCGCTTCCGCCCGCATTGTCCGGGCCATATTTCCGTGTCTCTTGAGCGTGTCTGCTTTCCACGCCGCCTCACCGCTAAACCGACCTCCTTCATTCACTCAGAACGGGATCATCGGGTCGTCGTACCGGTGGGTGATCCGAGTCACGGTCACCGGGTCAACGATCACGTGAGACATCGCTTCCAACACGTAGAAGCTCTGCTCAGGGTGTTTCTTCGCCAGCCGCTTGGCTTCGGCCAACGCGGCAGCTTCTGTCGCGTGTCGGTACGTCGGCGACCGACCCTGCGGATTCCAAACGCACCAAAAAGGCTGTTCCATCGTTCGCTCCTTCGTTCACTGCTCAGCGCCAACGGCCGTGGAGGCGCTTGCTTCTCCCCAAGAAGAGAGACCGCCCGTTACGCTCCATCCGGGCCGAGGGGAGAGCCGTTGACGTTGATCGGGCCTCTCACTGCCCCAAGCCCGCCGCCATCACGCGTATCGGGCTGAGGGGACCGGACCCGCCCCGGTTCTGACGCACATCAGGGGCGCGGGACGGGTCCGGACGCGCTGGCTCGGAAGGGTGGGGACCCACCAGCGCGATCTGTGTGGTTAATCACGCAACCTTTTTGCGGGTTCTCTGATCGTTCCCCTTGTTCTCTGCCGATTCGCGCACCACCTGCGGTAGCGTGGAAACGCTCTCACCCTGCTGCCGCTGCTCGACCCGCCACCGCTGCGCGCGTGCTTCGAGCTTCGCCATGGCGGTGCCGTTCCGAAGCCCAGCGTCCCGGCGATCGATGATCCGACAGAAGTCCATGACGATGTCGGCTGCGTCTTCCATCATCCCGCTCCCAGCGATACGGTTGAACGATGAACAGAGTTCGGACCCTCTCCGCGGTCGCGGTGATCGCGCTCGCCGGCAGTGGCGGCTGGCACTGGTTGCAAACCAGTCTGGAGAACGATCGCCTGCGCGACGCCGCTCTTGCCCAGGCTCAGCCGACCGAGGACCAGTCGATCCGGGCGGCGCACTTCATCGACCGGAAGATCGCGGACCTGATCCAGCCGGGGCCGGGCGACCGATGGACGGCGAAGGCGCTGTTCGGATACGAGACGGCGATCGTCCGGCCGGACACCCGGTCGGTTCGATGCAGCAACACGGGGATCGAGATCGACTTCGGCCCGGACGTGTCCGTCTACGTGTTCTTCGCCCCGGACAATCCGACCGACGAGTGGCCGGACATACATCCCGCCTTCTGGCGCGGCCCGGCGGGCAAGGCGTTGATCGACGCCATGTGCCGGAGAACCGAGGAGCGGCTTGCCGCCTTGGAGCGCCAGGGCTGACATCAGGCGGCCTCGCCGGATGTTCTGGCGGTCGGTCGCAGCGTCTCGGGTCGGATCGGGTCAATGTCGAAACCGCGATCCCGACATTCCCGCATGATCTTGTAGTGGATGCGCTCGGGAAATCCGTCTCGCTTCCAGTTCGAAAGCGAAGACGGGCCGACGTCGAAGATTTTCTCCACCGCCGCCCGGCCGCCAAGGGCCTCATAGACCCGCTCGACAGGATGTTGCTTCTCCATGCGCGCCATAATGCTTCAAATGTTTTGAAGCTTCAAGCTCAAAATGTATGAAATGACAAATCGTGCGGCAGAGCGAAAATTGCGCATGACCGCTACCCTGCACGTAGGCGTGAAAGCGCGCATCGCCGTCCTGTACCATCTGTTCCGAGAGACGGAGCAGGCGGCGGGCCGCGACGGGTCCAAGCGGGCGTTCGCGGCGCGCCTAAACAGCAGCGAGACAACTCTGTCGAACTGGACCAAGGGCCAGCGTCCGCTGATCGATACGGGGATAGAGATCAGCCGTGTGTTCGGGGTCACCCTCGACTGGCTCTACACCGGCGACCCGGACGGCCTGAGCCGCGGCCGGTGGCGCGAGATTGAGCAGGCCATGGACGATCTCGGCAATCGCGAAGAGTGCGAATCCCTTTAGCGCTCTGCGATTTTCTCACCGACCCGCAACAGGTAGATGTAGCGCGTTAACCAAGAACGCGGGACAATATGTCGGCATTCGCTCGACGAGGTTCCGCTATGCTTGCGATCGAAGACTACAGCAACATCAACCGCCATATCCGATACCACCGGAGCCGCATCGAATCCCGCCAGTTGCGCCTTGCCGCGTCTGACGACATGGATGCGTTCGTGCGTGCTCGTTCGAGATTCCCCGGCTACATCCACCCGGCCTTCGACCCGGCGCAATCGGCACTGCCTGCCGGGTCCGCTTTTTGGGTCTCCGTAGAGACGGCGTCCGGTGAGATCGTGGCGTGTGCCGCGACCCGGAAATTCGATAATGCGCGTCTGCTCGACCTGTTCATGTCGCGCCAGGTCTGGCAGTCACGGTGCGCGGTGATCGACGACATGGATCCACTCGACATCGACTGGCCGGATGAGGCTTTGGGCGTCCGCGGCACATTGGCCATTCACGGATCACTGATCGTGCGAAACGATTATCGCAAGGGCGGCCTGGGCACGCACCTCATACGGCTGGTCCGTGCCGCCAGCTTGCGCGCATGGCGCCAGGATTGGAACTTCGGACTGGTACGTGCCGAGCTCGAGGCCACGGCGTTCCAGGCCTGCCGCTATGGGTATCCGTTCACCTGCCGCGCCTACGAAGCGCAGCCGGATTGGGGGCCGAGGCACGACGTCGAGTACCTGAATCTGATCTCTCAGAGCGAGATGTTGGCCGAATATGCCAAAGAGCCGGAAAACCTGGGATTATGAACGATGACCACTGAGGCGATGCAGCCCGGCAGGGGCAACAGAATCCGCTCGTAGTGCCGCCCCTGATCCTCTTCCTCCGCATACCAGAGCACTTCGGAGAACATCGGGCGCTCCGTGTGCCGCACCCAGAGGTAATCTAGGGTCGCCGCAGCAGCGTAGACCCCGGACCTGCCCTCCCCCAGCACCATACCCGTCCGGTCCACGCCAGACGCCTCAACGACATGGGGTGCGTGCCTGACGATCCGGAACGGCTCGCCGGCGGAAGGCGTTTCTATGATCGACGCTCGCTGATCGGCCTCAATGGCAGCAAAGTCGCCGGCCGCCCACGACGCGACAAGACCTTTGAATGGCTCGGCCGTCGCCGGCCGCAACCGCCTGAGCACAAAGCCGCGATCGTCGCTTGCCTCGCGATGCTCAATCCCGCGTGACGCGCGCCACATCGGGTGATCGCGGAACCCCTTCTCGATCGACAGAAGCGTTTTCAGCGTGGCGCTCCAGCCCGGCGCATCCATCCGACGCACCATGGGCTCCGACACCTGCGCCCGCTTGGCGATCTTGCGGTAGCTCCACCGCTCCGAAGAATCGGCCAGCAGCGCCCTGGCAAGTTCCTGGCAGTCGCGATGGAGCAAGGTGCTGACGGCTGCGACTTTGCTTCTGGCTGTGAGCATTGGACCCTCCGTCCCCTGCCGATTCGCTAAAGAATAGTTGTTCGCATTGTGAGGTCATACAACCGTTGACGTGCGAAATAATTTTCGCAACCATTAACAGAATGCGCCCCGCCAAGGACGCCCTCTTTCGGGAGAACGCCATGCAAGACCCGAACGGCTTCGCCAATGACGTTGCCCTTTCCCCCGCCCAATCACGACGGCTGCGCGAGATCGTCGCGGCCATGGAAAACCCAGATCCGGACAATACGTCGGTAGCTGCTGCGCGGGCTCTTTTTCAGGCCGCGGCCGAAAT